GTTATGATAATTAATATAAACATAAAAATAATGGACGAACTTAGGAGCAATAAACTAATTATGAACAATAATCTACTATTTGAAAATGATAAAATAAATGATGAAGCATTGGAATATGCCAACAATTTAGCTTCAACACATACAATATTATGTTATAATATTGGCACGGAAAAGAACAGAAACATGAATAATGAAAACTTTAATACTTCTAAATCGTCTTTACTTGATGTTGTTAATTTTTTAGCTTTTTCAAAAAAAGAATTTAATGATTTTATTGAAAATAGTGATGCATTTGATTTGTCAAAATATACCGATTCAAAAAATTTGCTGAATTATTCTTTTACGATTACTAAAATTCAAAAGATTTTAATAATTTCACTTCTAAAGTATTATGTTGTTTTATTCTCTGAAAAAAATATTGAATTAACAGAAAATAATGTAGTAAAATATTGCCCAATAGATAACTTTAATGAAATTATAGTTAAGAATTGTGGTTTTGGTATAAAAAATGATTCTTCAATAAAATCAATTGATTTTCCAAGAGATTATTTTTACGATGAATTGATTCATTCAGATCATAAAGAATCTTTGTTTTACTACTTAAGAGAACCTGAACTTAAATTAAATGTTGTTGATGCAGTTTTGAAATTATCTTATTTTAGTAAAAGTAGAATGTCTTCTTCTATTGATAATCTTTTCAAAAAATGTATTGTCAATACATATTTTAATTTTGCATTGTATAAGTCGACAGATATTGGCGAAAAAATATTAAATCCAATAAAAGACGAAAATACAAAAGAAGGAACTTTAATTTCCATTTATGATTTAATTAAACTTGTTGATGCTAAAAAAAATGCAGTTAATAATTTATTGATAGATTTTTTGTATAATAAATAATTAAGGTAAAAAAATATGAGCGACAATAACCAATTTGATGAATATGTCAACCAATTTGATGAATATGTCAAACTTTTATTTTCAATTACAAAGCCTGAGCTTTTTTGCTTTTCTAAAAGTGAACAAGATTTTTTTGGTGATTTTAAAAAAGATGATGTATTGATATTTGATGAATTGACATTAGAATCGTTTTTTATTTCTTATATGGGAAATCAAAAGAATAACGTTTTTGAATCAGATGACGAAAGCAGTCCGGAATTGTATTTAAGTGAATTTAATAAACATTCTTCTAAACTTAATGAAAGTGATAAAGAAGTAGTATCAAAAACTATTAATTTTATAAAAAACAGAATCAATATGTTCTCTTTGATGCTAAGTTCTACATTATCATCAACTAATACAAGTTTCCTACAAATGGAAAATAAATATTTGAATATTGCTGATGACCAAAAAGAAACAAAGTTGTTGTATTCAGATACCCGAAAAAAATTTGATGAAACAAAAAATGAATTAATTGACACAACAAAGGAATTAACTAAAGCAAAAGAAGATTTGAACAGTCTATTGCCAAATTTATTAACGGTTCTTAGTATTTTGATTGCGATTGTTGTTGCTGTTTTTGCAATATATATTCAGTTTTTCTTAGATCCAATTTACAAAAATAATACTTTTACAAATTTGGTCAATTCTATTATTCAAGTTAATTTGGGAAGATATGTTCTAAGCGGTCATATTATTGGAAATTTAATGTTCTTAATGTTTTTTATGATATCTCGTCTTACAAATCGTACAGTTCTTCATCAGTGCGGAAAGTTTGAATGGAAAAAAGATATTGGAGAAAGACAAAAAGATTCATATTTCAGTTCATCACATTATAGTGGTTGTGCTGATTGTCAGAAAAGATGTAGCAATATTTCTAAAATAAAAAACAGATCAATGTACATCATGGCTTTTAATGAAATAATGACTGCCTTGTATTTATTCTTATACTGTTGGTGGATATTTGAGCATTACATTAACGATAAAAGATATTTTCTTTTTACCGGTGATTTTTGGTTTGTAATTTTGCTCGCAGCTATTGCCGTTATAACTTTATTAGTTCTTGGTATTGCTAAGTTAGCAAAAAGATTTAAAAATAAACCTTAAAAAGCAGCAGGAATTCTGCTGCTGTTTTTCTTTCTTTTTTAATTGTAAAACATATGCGAACTTATCTGTATTAACATTGACACCATGTACTCCGTGCGGTATAATTTAAGTATAGAAAGGAACGAAAAATTATGAAGAAAACGTTGAGTTTTTTACTTGCTTTTGCATTGATATTTTCAACTGTAATTGTACCTGTATCTGCTTTTGCTGATACGGATTTTTCAAATTATTCTAAATATGTTTATGATTCAAATTCTGATCCTATTGACTACAATAAAGTAGCAGTATTCAAAGATTATGACGAATTGGAAAAATACATTCAATCTCTTAATTTAAAATTGGAAAATAAGCCTGAATTAATTGATGGATTAGTGTGCTATATTACGTCCGGATATGGTGGATATGGTTCAGATCAAGATTATGATAAACCTTTAGTAATATCTTTAGGCCATGGTCCGACAAATACTGTGGATGATGGTATTTACGATCAGGCTCTTGCAGGACCGTATTCTGTTAAATTATATCCTATTAAATCAAATTACATGAGCGATTGCCTTTATCAAGTAAGAGTTGATAATGGTGACTACACAACCGAACAAATCAATGAATATTATAAAACAATAAACAGAGCTTTTGATGAAATGGACCTTTATGATAAGTCCGATTATGCAAAGGCTACTTCTATTGTTTCTTGGATTGGGAATAATATTGAATATGATGACCTTTTTAAATCATCAAACTGGGCTACTTATGCTCTTATACACAAACAAGCATACTGTTCAGGATTTACAAGCTTAGTTAATTATTTTTGCAATATAGCAGGAATTGAAAGCTATATAATGGGTAGTATAGGTCATGAATGGAACGTGTTAAAAATCAACGGTAAATATTATTTAGCAGACTGTTCAGGAGCTACCAAACTTATGTCAGCTAAAGATTTTGGACGTGTAGATGAAAAAACTTGGGTTGGTGGAGATGCACCACAGCTTTACTATATTGAAATGCTCAACACAGCTCCATATGTCAAATTGCATATCGTAGATGAAGAAACATGGAATGATCCGGGTTGGAAGTCTGTAGAGCAGTTTGTTCTTGACTTTATGGATAATCTTGTTATTTCAGGTACAAAAAAGTATGTGACTACACCCGACAACAGCTATAGTTATTTTGAATTTTACAATCCCTATAATATAAGTAAGACAAAAATCGAAAAACAAAATGGTTCGTCAAAAGATTTAGTTTCTGATAACAACTGCAATTTAAAATATAAAAATATTGATGAATATGTATCGTATACAAGTGATGAATATCTCAGCCCTGTATCTTATGCTGGCTATTTTATAAACAGAACAGCATATTATACTGACGATGATATTATAACAGAAAATGCACGTCCTATTAAAGATTGTATCCTTAACGGTAATACCGGTGATAAAACAGTTAAACTTACCACAACAGAAACTCAGGTTGACCAATTTGATAACCCAACTGATAAAACTGTTAATTTCACGGAAAACCGTGTAATTGAAACCGGTAAAGCTATAAAGAACACCAAGACTTCTCATAATTATTACAAGAGGACAATCAAAAATTATACTTGTGATAAAGATACCGTAATTGAATTCGTATGTAAGGATTGTGGTTCAAGATTTTGTCTTGTAAAATATTGCAATAATCATCAGTTTAAAACTTATGTTGACGTTACACCAAATACATGTACTTCTAACGGCAAAATTAACATTTATGACGGAAACGCAACGGATTATGATTTTAAGTCGAAGTCTTTTAAAGGTGTTTCATTAAACAAACTTAATCATAATATTAAGACTGAGGTTGTTGATAATGGTACATTAGAAAGAACTTATTGTGATAATACTTCTAATGAAATTACATTAACAACCGATGATATTAAAAATAATCTTATGAATTGTTTGTATTCCAGTAAATATGACGGTGTAGATGATTTAAAATGGAATAAAACACAAGACCGTAGATTTTGGGAATTTAATTGTGATAATCAAAACGGTCAAACACCGACAATTACAATGAAGCTCCTTGCTGCAAGTGTTAAAGACGGCATAAATTATGGCACATCTCTTTACTTCACAATTAATGATGATAAAACGAATGAAGTAAAGACTTATAATTTCTGTTATAACGACAAAACGAAAGTAGCAACTCTTACCAATGTAAATGATAAGACAGATGTATTACCGGCTGAAGCAAAAATTGAGGGTGTAACCATTACTCTCAGTGTTAAGGCTAATTCGGTATATAAGAGATATGGTTATAGTTACTCTTATCTTAACGGAAGATTTTACGAAATAAGAACCAATGGCGCATTTTCGGATATGTTTGGTACAAACTGCTATATCAAATTTACATACGATAATTGTAATTATGAAACTACTAAAGAGTTAGATCATTTTTATCAGGAAAGTAACAGAACACCTGCTTCTTGTACCAAAGAGGGTACAGTAGAGTATACTTGTAAGCACTGTGGTGCTAAGAAATATGATACTTTACCATTAGCAGAACATACTGCTATAATTCAAAATAAAAAGGATTCTACGTGTGCTGAGGAAGGTTATACAGGCGATACTGTTTGTAGTGTATGTGGTAAAACACTCAAAAAGGGAACAGCAGTTCCTAAAAAGGACCACACGTATAAGATTACAACCGTAAGTGCTAATTGTACTTCTCAGGGTTATGATGAATACACTTGTATTTATTGTGGCTATTCTTATAAAACAAATTATGTAGAACCTAACGGTAAGCACGTTCCTAAATATGGTGTAAACAAAAAGGAAGCAACTTGTACCGAAAAGGGCTACACCGGTGATACGGTTTGTACTGTTTGTAACAAAGTGATTGAAAAGGGTAGTGAAACAAATCCTAAAAATCACAGCTATGTTCTTACAACTGTATCTGCAACGTGTGTATCTGAGGGATACGACCTTTATACTTGCTCAAATTGCGGTGATTCATACAAAACAAATATTGTTGCACCAAATAACAAACACACAGTTGTAGTTGACAAGGCAGTTCCTGCTACTTGTACTACTGACGGATACACTGCCGGTACTCATTGCTCGGTATGTAATAAAGTTATTTCTGCTCAAAAGGTTATTAAGGCTACAGGACATAAGCCTACCACAATTGCTGCTGTACCTGCTACTTGTTCTTCTACCGGACTAACTGAGGGTTCAGTATGCTCTGTATGTAAAACTGTATTGGTAGAACAAAAGGTTGTTCCTGCACTTGACCATAAATGGGATAACGGTACTGTTACCGTTAAACCGACTTGTACAAAGGAAGGTAAAAAGGTTTATCATTGTGTTAATTGCAATGAAACTATGATTGAATCAATCGGTAAAACAAATCATTCGTTTGGTAATAATCTTCCTAATTGTTCAGTATGCGGCGCTGCTAATCCAAATTATGTAGCACCAACAAAGCCAACTGAACATACTACAAAGCCTGCTGCTCCTTCACAGCCACCACAGACACCGATTCAGCCAAGTGTAATACCAAATGCTCCTGCTACAACAACACCTGTTCCTGCGCCTACACAGGCTCCAACAAGAGCTGTAGTAAAGGTATCAAAGCCTAAAAAAACTAAAATCAAAAAGGTAAAGGCTGCTAAGAAAGCATTAGCAGTTACTTGGAAGAAAGTATCCGGTGTAAAAGGTTATCAAGTACAGGTTGCAACAGATAAAAAGTTCAAAAAGAACAAGAAGACTGTTACAATCAAGAAGCAAAAAACTACTAAGACAACCGTAAAGAAGCTTAAAGCTAAGAAAAAGTATTACGTAAGAGTAAGAACTTACAAAACTGTAAACGGCAAAAAGGTTTATTCTTCTTGGTCCAGTGCTAAGAGTGTTAAGACTAAATAAAGATGAAATAAGAAGTAATTCTTATTTAGAGGTTACGAAGCCTACCAAAATCGTTTTAATAGAGGTTACAAAGCCTATCAAAATTGTTTGAGAAGAAGGTAGAAATATCTTCTTCTTTTTTTATGTAAAAAAACAGTATCGGTTGCTTTTTTATACTTTTAAAGGATGACTTTTACCGGTCATCCTTATTTTTTATTCATTTCTAAATTTTTAAAAAATATGCGCGATAAATTATATAGAAGAAGTGTTACTGTAAGTGCAGAAGCACTTATGTTAGCAAAAGTCCAATGGACTAAAAAATGTTAGGAGTGGATAGACTTATGAAAAAATCTATTAATCTCATATTCAAACGTACTATTGCAGCCTTTCTAACAATAGTATTAGTGATGACATGTGCAAATTTAAGTGGTGTAGCAGACTTTGCAAAGGTTGCTTTTGCAAACACCGGCTCAGGACAAATTGATGTTGTAAAAGGTAGAAAATATGGTTTGAGTTGGCAAAATTTGTACGGTTCGTCACAAATCTCGACGTATAATCGTTCATTTGCAAAAGGTGTAAATGATACAAATGACTTTACTCATATGCTAAAAAAATACATAACAGACGGTAGCGGAGACAAAGAAAACCCAAAGTCAAAATATGTACCTATCTACAGACTTTCAAGAAATAACGGTTATACAAGTTCTGATGAAAGCAAAATAGTAACAGTTAAAGACTATATTGCGGCTGATGATTCAGAAACATTAAAGAAGAAAGCAAGCTATTTATCTTCTAAAAAGTCCGATATGATAAGAAAGGTATTATATTATGGCTTACCTCAATTTAAAAATAATTCCATAAATGAGAATTGCTATTTTATGGCAACTCAGGCAATTATTTGGGAAATTGAAGAAGGTAAAAGAACAGGATGGGGCAATGACGGTCAGTATAGTGGTACTAATAATGTAAATTATCTTGCTAACGCAAAAAACAAATTTGCTAAACGTACACCTGAAATCAAAGCTTCTTACCATGTAACTGAAAATAATAAGTCTTATGTTTTTTATTGGCACGATTGGTATTATACACAATATGATAAATGTTTTAAGGGCCGCAAAGATTATTATGAACAAATACTTAATGATTGCGCCAATTATGATAAAAAAGTTACAAATTTGGCTTTTACTACCAACAACGCTATTGCAAATTATGCTGAAAATTACAGCCGTACACCTAATCTTTTTTCAATGACATCCGGTAATGCAATATGTTATGAGGCTAACTGGGATGATGTCTATAACGGATATCTCTTTGAATTTAAGCTTGATAATTCATCAATCGGCAGTGCAAATGGTCAATATTCATTAGAAAATCTTAAAGTACAATATATGTATGATGGTTCTAATTGGACTAATTTAAGTAGCAATGAATATAATGTTACTAATTCCGGCAAAAATGTATCGTTAGTTATTAAAAATAATTCTAAAACTAATGCAATTAAAAATTGCCAATATCGTCTTGTTTGGAAAGAAAACGTTTCAAACAACGACTATAACACAGCCGCATTTTTAAAGACGGCTGAAAGAGATTACGTAAACTGTGGTCGTTATGTAACGGCTCATACTAAATATCTCAAATTAATGACTTATGTATGTAATGTAAATTATATGTGTAACATTAATTCAGAATATTTAAGCTCAGAAATTGTTCACAAGGGAGATACACCAAAGAACGTTCCGTCACATTCACATTCTAACACTTCTTCTGTTGATTATGACGAAATTGGTTGGTTCAATGGTAGTAACAACCTTGGAACAGGACATGATGGTGAAATCGGTGTAAAGCAAACAAATGTTTATTATGATACTACTTTTGTAAAACAATATAATGTTACAAATAAATACAGCATTAGTGTTTATTGTGCATATTGTGGTCAAAACATTATGTTAAAAGATAATGTAAGAACCGACAGTGATATTTCATTGCCTTCTGATGAAGTTTGGAAAGAGCACTTTGAAAAATGCCATTCCAAAAGTGAAAAATATTCATCAATAGAAAATGACGGATGCTATTATTCATCTGCAACATTAAAAAACAAAAAGGACACAAATTCTTTTAAAAACGGTGGAAAAATCAGAATAAATGAAAACACTATTTTGTACGGTGGCTACAAATTATATGCTGATTTAACATTTGTTTGTGATGCTAAAGAAGCAGTAGATTTTTATAACAAAACAAATCTTACTGACTATGACAGTGCAAAACTTGATTCAAATTCAATCGTTGCACAGTATAAGAAACAAGAAGTAAATCCATTTAAAGCAGAAAAAATATCTCTGCCGGACGAACACAATCACAAAGAATTTATAAACGAAGATAATCCAGTCATGTTTGTCGGTTGGGCTGAAAAGATTATTGATTCAGTAGTATATAAAACTGACAGTAATGGCAATATTGTATATGATAATACCGGTAATCCTATCGTTAAGGAAACAAAATGGCATTATGATAATTATTTGTCTCTTGATGATATAAAAAACAAGTCTGTTGCCTTAACAGAAAACAAGACTTACTATGCAGTATATATTGTTAATCAAAAGGTAAATATAGATGTTAAAATTGTCGATTTAGATGATTTTATTAACAATAATGGCGTTATTTCAAAAGTAAATAAATTAAAGGAATATAACACTATTAAAGCTAATATTTATACGAATGCTGACACTATTGATTCAAGCAGCAAAAATGCTAACAAACTATATTCAAAAGCAACTTTTAGAACTTTTGAAGATGCAGACAAATCTTTTCAAAATGCGGTTATTAATATTTCTGAAATGCTTGGTTTGAAAAATACATATACGCATAGTGATGGAAAAATTTATAAATACAAAGGCAAATATTATACCGATGCAATGCATGATTCAACAAGCTTTTATACTGACGTTTATTTTACAAATCATAAAGTTACTAAAAACGAAACGATATATCTTTTGTACCAAAAGAATTCAAAAGTTAATGTAACTGTAAAATGTGTGGATTTATCTGAATTTGTAAACAATGGCTTTTCTTTTGATAAATTGACTTCTCTAAAAGAAAGCACAAAGTCAATTGACAATCGTTCAAGTGTCTCTTCTAAATTGAAGACGATAGACCTTGTTAATCAGTTCGGCATTACAAATACTATTCCAATTGACGATACTAACTCTTATGTATTCTCACAAAAGTATTATACGAACAATGTTTTGTATAATCCGGACGCTTATGATGAAAACAAATCAATTGTATCGACTGACGATTTGAATAATGCTAAATCTTTAAATGATGATTTCTTTAAATCACATAAAATTCTTTCAAACGAAACAATTTATGTATTCTATGAGAAAAAGGCAGCACTGAATTTAAACGTTAAGTTTGTTGATATGGATAAATTTGTAAGCAAAGGATATAAACTTGACGATTCAAGTGCTTTATTCCAAACGGATGCATCAATGACAGTATACAATGGTAAATCATATAATTTGATTAAAGATTTGAGCATTTCTACAGATTATGAGATAACCGGTGATAATAATGTGACAAATCAGTATAAATATAAAGGTTATTATTATTCAAGTGCTAATGGCAATAAAATAACATCACTTAATGATTTGTCAACAAGTAAATTGTCTTCCGATTATTTTACAAATCACAAAGTCTCAAAAAATGAAACAATTTATTTGTTTTATAAAAAAACACAAGTTTCCACTTTAAATCTTGATGTTGTTCTTGTGGATTATGATGATTTTAGTAAGAATGGTAACACTATTTCTTCGCTTGCTGTAATTGATTCGTATTCTAAAAAATATACGCTTACTAATACTACAAGTAAAACAGTAAATGTTAATGCCGAATTTAATTTACATGAACAATTTGAAAAATCTATCACTAACTCGGATTGTATTTTTGATGGCAGCAAAATATCATATAAGTATTCAATAAAAGGCTATTCACTTAATGATGCTTCAAGTTACAAAGATATTATGAATTTAAGTGGATTCAACAGTCATACTTTTTCTCAAAATGAAACAATTTATTTGTTCTATCAAAAAGAAGATGTTGAAACACCAATAAATACAACCGTCAATGTGATTGTTTTATCAGAAAATGAAAATAATCTTTACGGTTATTACAACAATTCAAAAAACAAGAGTAATTTACAAGGTTCTTTGTTCTATATGGATAAAGATGATAATGTAAATTATGATTGGGATGGAATAGATACTTCAAAAATTACATTGAGTACACCTGCTGCTTTGCCTGAGAGCGAAAAGAAGGAACATTCTTGTTCCGAAATTGATGCTAAGTTTTATTCGTACTATCAATTGAAATACAATGCAAAGGACGATACCGAACTTGCTCAACTTCTTGAAGATGAACTTACTGTAAATGCAACTATTTCTGATGCTAACGGTAAATGTGATTATTTCCTCGCAGATATTAGTGAGTTTACAACGACAAATGATAAAACTTTAAATATTGTTTTCTATGCGGATAACGCTTCTAAAGTAAGATATCAGTTTGTTGATGAAGACGGTAATCCTATTGAAAATTGTGAGGTAAGCACTGTTGTAACTCAATCTGTTGTCGATGATTTGGATAACAAAGCTAATTCTTATATGAAAAAGTATGCGTTAACTTCATTAGGAGATGCTTTCAAAGGCGTTGATAAAAATGAACGTTATAGTTCCCTATTTGAATCAACTATTAAAGGATTGAAAACATTTAATCCGTATAATGATACACAATCATCAACAGATTTTATTGATTTGTCATCAAATAGTGATGGATATACGAATTCAATGAATATTCCGATAAGTAACGGAGACGAGACTGAAAATTACTTAGGCAATCATTGGATAGCAAGTTTCTTAGAAAATTTAGGAAATTATAACCCCAAAAATAATGATACTTATAAGTACCTTGACATTAAATTATATACATCTGGCAATAATGAAGACGGTAATTGGGAGTTAGTTGATACAACTAAAAATAATGGTTTGGGTCATACAATTGATGCTTTTAATATCGTTGGCAATTTCAATGATATGTCAAATAATCTGGGCGTTTCTTCAAGTGTTGGCTATGACAATTTCCCTGATAATATTGCTGTAAAAAATTGCTTTAGTGAACAAGCAAAGAACGGCAATTTGTTAGTGAAAGTTACTGTTAAGGAAACTGTTCCACCTACAACTATTAATGTTCATTATCAAGATAAATTATTTGAAAACGGTAATAATTTTAATACTTCTTCGTTTGATTTATATTATGATAGTAAACCTACAGACAAGCTTAATACTCCAAATTATAAAAACCAAGAATTGATTCCTGATCTTGATTCAAAAGGTAATTATACCGTATATCAAGGCAATACTTATACAAAAGTAACATCGTTTACAAGAGATGATTTAAACAAAAAAAATGAAAATTCAAATGCAATTAAAGTAAGTGTAAATAATGTTACTTGTGGCAATTTGGATAATAGAGATTCTACATCTCAGTCTTACGAGTATAATATCAATAAACATACAATTGATTTGTATGTGAAAAAAGTAAACAAAAAATACAATGAAACGCTTGTTTTTGATATCAATAATAATTCTTCATCAAATAATGATGAACTTAATATAAGTAATAAACTCTTGTATCCTCATATTGATTATTATAAAGACAAAGCTTCAAGTCAGTTTGAAGTTGATAGATATTATGAAAGATTTTTGGAAGGTACAATTACACATGGAAATGGTGCTGATTACACTTTCAATAAAAGTATTGAATGGAGTAATGATGGTTGTTTAACTGCTCAAGGACATCCGCAGCTAAAATTATCTGATACTAAAAAGATAAACAAAAACGACTTGATTAAAAAAGATGATAATAAAACATTTACTACTAATGAACTTGGTTATCTTTCCAATATGTTCAGATCAGAACAAAAGGCTATAAGTACAAGAAAAGATGGCAATGTAAGTTCATCATATAATGACCTTAAATTAAATACTAATTGGTCTTATGATGACTATAGTGTTGATGTAAAATATTATACTCCAACAATGCTGTATTATTATATTGAACAACATTCCGGTACAGGAAGAAATAGTTTCTTAACAAAGCTTAAAAACCCTAATGTTTCTGAATCAGATGCATTAAATATTTTCTGTAAGATATTTAATGTAAAAGATGAAGATAAAACTTTCTTTAAGGAACATATTAATGATTTGCTGTTTTATGCTAACTATAAAACATATTTAAAGCAGTCAGATGTTTTTGAGGAAAACAAAATAGACAGATGCACTGTGAAAACCGGATACGAATTCCAAAAGTCATATGAGTTTTATAATAAGGTTTTTGTTAATCATCAAGTTGACAGCAATGTATATTCCTTTGTAAGAGAATTAGCTCGTAAAGGTTATGATTATAGTCTTGAAGCTAATAATACTGCTATCAGTGGAAAAAATAATATAACTATTGATTTAGGCAGAGGCTTTTATAACACTATTGGTAATTTATACAACAGTAATTCTCAAACTAATATTGAAAACAATTTCGGCGATTCTTATTACTATGCTATGATTACTGTATCAGATGCGCCAAAAGTTACATTTGATATGAATTTACCGTCAAATAATTTTACAAACGGTTGTTCAATCAAAGAAATATTAAGCGACGGAGATTATGGTGATAGTGTAAAAATTACTGATGGCCAATTTACTTTAAGCGCAGCTAATATGTTAAGTTTTGATTATTTAACGGCGTTCAAACCTATTACAATTCAAGATATGTTTTCTTCGGAATCATCATCTGTTGATCCAGATGAATTAAACGAAAACGGTGATTTGATTGATGCTTCTGATGATCCAAATTGTGATGTATCTAAGTATCAAGCAATAGGCTGGGGTTCGTCACGAGACTTGGCTAATGATAAGCATTTAATCTATATGAAATTAGACCAATCTATTGATTGGGATTTGATTGAACTTAAAAATGTACCTTCATATTTCCTCAAAGACTACGATGGAGACTTTGCTCATAGTTATAAGTATTCAGATATACTTTATGCGAATAAGCTCTTAAAAGCATTTTTGGAAAAGAATGCTGAAAAGAATTCTGAAAATCATTATACTCTTTATCTCAACTGGGTTGGTTTACCTGAAATGGAGAATAATGATAAGACCTATACGTTAGACGAAGCACAGAAACTTGATTTTTCAACTATTCTTAATCAAACAACAAAATTCACTGCTTCAAATACCCAAAATGGTACTGAAATGAAAAATGTAACTGCTTTAAAGAATTATTCAAATCAAAATGAATTTGACAAAGCTTTAAAATCTCATATCAAAGGTTTAACTGTTGATAACGAGAACGGTGCAGGACTTGAATTTGAAAGTGGTACTATTGCCGGTAAAACTTATACTTCAATTGATGAATTTGTTAAACGAATAAATTCTATTGATGTAAATTATTTGAAGGAAAATGGTGAGGTTTATGTGGATGCTGCTAATAATGAATTCTATAAGATACCTTGTACTTATAACATTTATTATTGGGATGATGAACACAGCGATTCATATAAATGGACCGAAGATAGCAAAAATAGGGAAGTAACTGTTAATTCTCCTAAGATGCACGCAGAAGCTATTACTTTTTGGGTAAGTGAACAAAAAGATAATGGTAAAGAAATCCGTTTCATTAGTGCAAAATACTTTGAAAACAGCAAAAAAGAACTCGTACCTTATGAGGACGGTGGCTTAAAAGAAGGAAGTAAGTGGAGAAACAACCAAACTTTACGTGATGAATTAAGAGAAATTCTTAATTTTAACAGTGAAGCAAAATCATCTCTTAAACCGCAATATGATTTTACTATTTCTGAAAAGGAAATTAAGGACATGAAGAAATTTATCAGTAATTATACTGATAATAACGGAATTGATAGCTATTGTGATGATAAAATGCTTGAAAGCGTTTACAATACATATATAGTTAATCATTAAATAAATCGGAAATAGCCTGAGTTTTACATTCATTCAGAAAGAAAAATAGAAACAGCAGCAGGATTTCTGCTGCTGTTTTCTTTTACTATTTAATTGTAAAACATATGCGAACTTATTCATATCGACATTGACACTATGTACTCCGTGCGGTATAATTAAAGTATAGAAAAGGAGATAAAACTTATGAAAACATTGAAGAAATTTTTAGCGGTTACATTGGCTGTTTTAATGATTTTGTCAATAACACCTATTAATGTTTTGGCGGCTGAAAATTGCCAACATGAGTGGGAAACAATTACTGATGAATGGCACGATGTTGTTATCGATGGTAAACATTATTGTCAGAATCACCTCGTTTCAAGGTGTAAAAAATGTGGCGAAATGCAGGAGACAGATTATAAAAAAAATCATAATGTAGATAAAATTTGTTATGTTTCAAATGATAAAGATACAGTTATTAAATATGCTACAGAAAGATATAATTATGATAAAGCCAATGACCAATTAGCAGGAACATTAAATGCTTATATTCTTGAAGCGGCAAAAGTACAAGAAAATCATTGCTTGTATTATTATCAATGTACTAATTGTGGATATGAAACAACTATATTTTTTGATACTTCTGATAAAAATAAACACGATTGGGTATCTAAAACAAATGATGATTATCTTGCACCTACTTGTTCAAAAGAAGGACATGAAGCAAGCACAACAAAAACTTGTGCTACTTGCAAAATGACAGTAACAACGCCGGGCAAAACTATTCCAAAAACATACGATCATACACCCGGAACAGTAAGAGATAATTTTGGAAAACTTTCTTTAATTAATATTACACCAAACAGTTGTACGGAAGAAAGTAAAATCACTTTAACTGATAGTAAAGGCAATTCATATAACGATAAAGATAATTCTTGTATTGAATGTGGTGCACAATTTGGAATTGGTAATAGACCTGCTTTGGGGCATAGATTATCAACGACTGATGTTGTAGTCGATAAAAAAACTGGTAAAATAACGTCAAAAACAGAAGAATGCCAAAACAAAACAAATACTTATTATTTAAACATTAAAAATGCTATTGAACAAGGAAACGAAGAAAATAAATCAATTGAAAACAAAGATGTTTATCAAAATCAACACGATTTTGATTTTGAGGTTTCGTTTGATAACATAAAAGCGACTAAAGCCACATTTCAATTTTGTTCAACTAACGCAAAAATAGATGAAAATCAACAAATTATGGTCGATAAATATATAAAAGGTGACTATGTTGGTTTTCAATATTATTCTGCTGATACCGGTAAAGCAATAACATTATTTGAACTTAAGGTTGATAATCCTAAAGATATAGAATTTTCTACATCCGAAAATGGAGATGATGGAAATTATCAAGCAACAATTACAATTACTTTTAAAGAACCAACAAGCACATTAAGGTATTTGTTAAGGAATAATAAAAACTTTATTTCAACTGAATATAATGATTGTATTTCAGTAGAATATGAAAACTGTAATTATAAAAAAGTTACCGAAACAGAACATAATTATGTTGAAACATCAAGAAATGAATCTACTTGCACACAAAAGGGTAATGTAACATACACTTGTTCAAGATGCGGTGATACATATACTGATGAACTTCCTCTTGCAGAACACACACCTACAGTAATCAATAAAGTTGATGCTACTTGCTCAAAGGAAGGCTACACCGGTGATACTGTATGCTCAGTATGTAATGCAGTAATTTCAAAGGGAAGTACAATTGAAAAGTCAGCTCACGATTATGATAAACAAACAGTTGAACCGACATGCACAGAACAAGGTTATACGATTTATACTTGTAAGAACTGTAATTACTCATATAAGGGCGATTATACAGCAGTTAATGAAAACAATCATACTCTTAAATACAATGTGAATAAAAAGGCTGCTACCTGCTCAGAAGAAGGATACACAGGTGATACTGTATGTACTGCTTGTGGTAAAACGATTGAAAAGGGTAGTGCTATTAAAAAAGTTCCTCATACTTATGTAACTACCGTTGTAGAGCCTAATTGTTTTGAACAAGGATATACACTTCATAAGTGCTCAGTATGTAATGATACATATAAGAGTGATTTTACACAGCCTGATGAAACAAAACACGTTGAAGTAATTGATAAAGGATATCCTGCTACTTGTACAACAGCCGGTCTTACAGACGGCTCTCACTGTTCAGTATGTGGTAATATTATAAAAGAACAGAATGTTATTAATCCACTCGGTCATGACATTAAAAAATTCCCGGCAGTTGAAGCAACATGCATCAGTGAAGGTAAAACAGCCGGTGAAAAGTGTATGAGAGAGGGTTGCAATTATGAAATTAAGCAGACAGTAATTCCTAAATCAGATTCTCATGTATGGGATGAAGGCGTAATCTCCACAAAGGCTACTTGCTCAAAGGAAGGTAAGATTACATATACTTGCTTGATTTGTAATAAAACTAAAACATTGACGATTGCTAAGCTTGAACATTCTTTCGGCAACAATAGTCCTCATTGTTTGATTTGTGGTGCTGACAATCCAAATTATGTAGCACCTACCGTTCCTTCAAATCCGACTACAAAACCGTCACAGCCGACTACTAAGCCTATTCAACCAAGCGTAACACCAAGTTCACCGAATAACAACACAGTTGCTCCTACGCAGCCTACACAGGCTCCTACAAGCACTGTTACTACAACAACGGCACGTAAAGTGTCAAAGCCAAAAAAGACTAAAATCAAAAAGGTAAAGGCTGCTAAGAAAGCATTAGCAGTTACTTGGAAGAAAGTATCCGGCGTAAAAGGTTATCAAGTACAGGCTGCAACAGACAAAAAGTTCAAAAAGAACAAGAAAACTGTTACAATCAAGAAGCAAAAAACTACTAAGACAACCGTAAAGAAGCTTAAAGCTAAGAAAAAGTATTACGTAAGAGTAAGAACTTACAAAACTGTAAACGGCAAAAAGGTTTATTCTTCTTGGTCCAGCGTAAAGAGTGTTAAGACTAAATAACAACACAAAAGAGACGGCTTATGTCGTCTCTTTTTATTGTAAATAAATTTGCTATTTTTTTGTAAATCAAAAGTCAAATACTATATATGATTTTCAACTGATAATTTACTGTATATAGTTGTTGATTTCTTGTAAGAAAAGGCATATAATATAAATAACAGAGTTGCCCGAAGTTTTTTACATTGGGGACCAGCCGAGTATAAAACTTGGCTTTTTACTTTTTTGGAGATATATAATTAATTGGGGTATATGTTTTCGGATATATACTTGATAGAGTCGGATTAATCTGGCTCTATTTTTTTTGCAAATTTTAGCCACAAGATTATTTCTTGTGGCTTTTTTGTTTTTTAATTTAAAAATTATATGCGCGATAATAAATTTGAATGATAGTATTTTGTGAAGATTTTATTGAAAAAGTATTGATATTTATTCTTTTTATACAATTGCACCAAACTTGACAATCTACTGTGAAAACCAAGCAGTAGCAGACCTATTCAAAGACGGAACAAATTACAAATCAAGTATAACAAAAATTGTTGTTGATGCCACAAAATTTGCATAAAAATAGCACCGTTACTCATTTTTACGGTGCAAACAAAAAACAATTAACTTTTTGTGAATATTTCGATTATTTTTAAATTTTTTTGAAATATTCGCGATAAATAATATAGAGGTTGAAAAATCTCATAGATACCAAGAGTAATTTTGAAGAATATGGCACATTAAATTACAATATTGATTTTAATATTGTAATAATCATCGTAGCTATCATTAAATAATTACTGATTACTTCTAAATATTCTTTCATAATAAATAATTCCTTTCTTAATAGTTGAAAGGAGATAAGTACATGAAAATTATGCTCTTGGTATCCTTATTAAGTTTATCATATTTAGCAATAAGTGTAAATACACAATTTGCTAAATTGGTAATGGAACAGATACCAAGAGCTATTTTTGAAGAATAAGCATTAACCATATTAGGCAAGTTCAAGGAAAATTGATTATCTTATTACAAATAATTGTAAAGTTTTAATTATCACAACAGCAATTTGTAAGTAAATTAAAACAATACTTAAATAGTTTTTCATAAGTTTCTCCTTTCTGAAAGGAGATTAGTACATGAAAACTTTACTCTTGGTATCCTTGTTAAGTTTATCATTTTAATTTATAAATGTAAATGATTTTATAAAAAACAAGAGGGGATATAAGTGAAAAAAATTGTACAAGAACAAGGAACAGTAATACTTGTAGTGTTATCAGTTATTTCTTTAATAGGAATAATTGTTTCTATGACAGCCGGTGATAACCCTTTAAAAGAAAATATATATGAACTTTTACATTCGATACCATCACCGGAAGATTAATTATTAACTGAAAGGAAAAAATTATGGACGATAAAAATTTGAATAACAATGAAACAAATGAATCCAAACAAGAAACCGAAATGGAAAAAATGGTCCGACTGCTTGAAGAACAAAAGAAAGCCGGCACAGTAAATGAAAAGAAAGATGAACCGATTGTCCGAGAAACACAAGAATCGGAAATAGATGTTCAAAGTGGTGGTTTATGTATTTTGTCAATGTTAATACCACTTGTTGGTATTATTTATTACATAGCAAAAAAGAAAAAAACACCTAAGAAAGCATCAGCTTGTCTTAAATTTTCTTTTATAGGCATTGTAATCGGAATTGCACTTACACTTGTCGTTAATTTTGCTTCAAAGAAATTCAAGACTGTAAGCAATACAAAAAACAATATGTATGTAACTCAGGTTGATCCAACAATGTCAACAGAAAGTGATGATACAACCGATGAAGATGAAACTACTACTAAGGAAACTACAACAAAGGGCCCTGAAAAAATTGTTTCATCTGAAACCGAAAATTACAATAAAGCAATCATTGCAGGAAACACAATCACTTTTCCATGTTCTTTTGATAAATTCAAAAAGCAAACAGAATTTGAATTCATGTATAATTCAAACGCAAAAGATAAAGTTGACGGAACAACTGAGACTTGGATTACCGGCACAATAAACGGACAGACTATAAAAATTTTATTTTACAACTCAAAACTCAGCGCTAAAAAAACAACCGAATGTGAAATTCTTGGTGTGTCAGCAAACACTGCTATTGCTTCAATCCCTGTATTAAATGGTACTGAATCAATTTCAGTAGGATATAATTTCGATTATTTATTAAAAAATATGCCTAAAGCAGAATTTAAGAGTGACCACTTTTCGGTATATACAGACAAAAATTATAACGAACTAAAAGTAACGGCTGAGAATGGCATTGTAACTAACATTGAATTAATAACGAATCAAAAATAGGGAGAATAAAAAATGAAAAATATAATTAAAGAGTTTGGCAAAGTTATTATAGTAGCACTTGTAATTATATCTATTATCGGTGTTACGGCAGGATTAAGCATAAATAATAATAGTGTTGTCAAAAGTTCTATAACTAATTTAATAAAAGGTTTACCTGACTCTGGTGGCTTAAATAACAGTGGAGGTAATTCCGGTAGCAATGTTGATTATGGTAAGCCTCTAATTGTAGGTGACTTATCGGCAACCGCAGATGATAATGTTAAATTTACATTATATGATTCGGGTGTCGGTGTTTTAAATGGCAAAGGTAATGTTATTGAAAATTCTGATTGGGCTGATTACGATTTGTCTTGGGATTATATAGCTATGTACTTATCTAATTGTGATGATTATGATAATTACTCAGAAACTGTCTATGATGACGTTCATGATGAGTGCAATATGCTTAAAACAGATACTATTAACAAGTTAATAATTGATGAAGATGTCAATTTCCCAATCGGCCTTGTAATATCAGGACTCCCAATTACCGAACTTGAAATCAAAGGAAATGTATCTGCACCGTTTTTAGAAATTGCTGATGCTAAAAATTTGAAAAATATTAATATTGCTAATACAGTTAATATCGAAAGTTTTGCAGGATTTAACAGTGGAGAAGCTACACCTACAATAGATAATATTGATTTCTTGCAAAATGATAGTTTTAAATATTGTAAAGGTGTGCCTAATGGCTATACTGGTTTTTATGCAGATAATGGTCGATCTTATTTAGGAAATGTTGTTAATATTAATGTTCCTGATAAATTTACAAATAATACATTTGTTTCCCCATTTTTAAGTAAATCCAGTATTATTAAAAACATAACTTATGGCAAAAATTTTAAAACAATTGCGGATTATATATATTCAGATTCTATTGAAACAATAAGATTCAAATCTAATGATAAATTTGTTTTTTCAGTTGTTGACAACAAGCCATTGTGTTACAGAGCAACTTCGTTGAAAGATATTTATCTGCCTGAAAATATTATTATAGCAAGAAATGACGAAAATTTATTTAAAATAAATAATACTGTTATTATTCATTGCCCTAACGAAAAAGTAAAACAAATTGTATTGGCTAACGGTGTTATAAATCCTGATAATGTTGTAATAGATTAAGGAGAGAGTATGTCAATAATTGATGAGATATCGGTTTCAAATATTGAAATTGACAATAGGTATAACGGTAATTTTTATAAGGGCTTATTGTGTTTAAACAATAAGCCTGTAGCAAATTTTGAGTATAGTGAAACTATGAAAACCGGTTTAGTTATGTTTAATTATAATGTATTAAAACTCGGCAACGCTTTAAATTATTGTTTAGAAAGTCCTAAACATATAAAAGAATATATGGCAGCTAAAACCAAAGACGAAAAAAATGAAAACAAGTTTTATAAGATGATTAACGAATATTTTGAAGAAAATAATCTTGATAAAAACAATTTAAGCTACATATATTCAATACTCATAAATAAATATTTTAAAGAAAAAGAGGTTGAAAATGGTTCTTCTTGTAAGTAATAAATGTGATTTAATGTTGAATTATTCGGATTGGGTGTTTAATCGTTTAACAAACGGTAGAATAAGTAGACCGGCTAAAAACGGCACTGAAAAAGCAGTAGACTTCACACCACAAAATGTGGATTGTGTTGTATTTAAAACTCGAAATCCGATTCCACTTTTAAACAAAGTAAGTTCACTTCAATATCTTAATTACAAGTGTGTTTATGATATTTATTTAAGCCCTTATGATGAAACGATAGAACAAAACATTGGCACAAAAAGAGAAATACTTTTTGCAATAAGGAAACTGTCTGACAAAGTTGGCTCAGATAAGGTATATTGGCATTATTCACCATTATTCTTATCAGACAAATATACAGTTGAATTTCACCAAAAATCCATTAAAAGCCTTTGTAAAGCATTAAAAGGCAAATGTAAATCTGTTATTATTGATGCATTAAAGCCTACATATAAAACACAAGTGGATTTTAAATTAATTGACGGTCAAGAATATGCAAGATTCATTTTTAGTCTAATTAATATTGTGACTGCTGAGGGTTTTGACGTAATTGTAAATTTTGATGACCAAAGTGACAAACGAGGCTATTTTGTTGATATAATTTATGAAACTTATGGCATAGATACCTCAAAAAAAGCCTATATTGATTTAGGTATGGATGATGCTTGCTGTGGTAATTGTTTGTATTGCTCCAAAAGAGACAATTTTAAAGCAGAAAAGATATTGTCAACACATAATCCAAATAATTTGAAGCTTGACGGTTCATCTAAATTACTTCCAAGAAAATCAAAAACAAAAACTAAATATGACAGTAAAAATCAATATCAACTATCTATGTAATATAGTTGACAAGCGATGAAATTTGCGTTACTATAATTATAGTAATTATTATATTTTAATTTTATATTTGTAACATTCAGTAGTATATCCTCTTGGAGATACTACTGTTTTTTTATATAAATTTTATACAGCACACCGATAAATTTATTAACCACGAGTTAAGAGTTTATCGGTGTTTTTTTATTTTCTACAGAAGTATATTTTTACTTCTGTTTTTTTATATATTTTTTCCATTTTAATAAACACTTGAAATTAAATTTATGCTCATCAAGTGTTTAGTTGTAAGGGCAAACAACAGGAGGTAGTAAATATGGAAAAAGATAAAAAGGTTGAACAATTCAACCGGCTTAAGTCTTATACCAAATACCAGTGTGTTGATAAAAACACCGGTGAAAAGTGTAGGTTTATGAAAGAAAATGACACAACGGCTTTTGTTTATGCAAAGGGCAAACGAAATCGTGGCTGGAGATATAACATTGAAGATTTCTTCAAACGTTATGACATGATAATTCCAACTGCCGAAGATGTAGACAAGAAATGGCACAGAAAAATCAAAAGTGTTATTAACGCTCTTGAAAAATCAGGCTTATGGCAAGACCTTAAATCTGACTATGAAAATCTTTATAAGATGACATATTCAGACAAAATGCTTATCAATGATTTATATTGGACTATGCCGTTTGTAAAAACAGATGAAGAAATTTCTCAATATAACAAAAAAATGAGTGTCTTTATTGATAAGTATCCGTTTTTGTTTTCATCAAAAAGTGATAAAGGACTTATCTATATAGACACATTTTATATTTGGGAAATGTCTGAAGTTAAAACAAAATCTATGTACTTCGGTTGGCAAAACAAATTATTCAAAGAGCAAATTCAAAATGCTCTTGATAACAAAGAAAAAATTACAAAACAAGCAAGAGTGAATTATGATGTAACATTTAAATATGAACCGGATAAAAATAAGGCATGGTATTCGGAAGAGTATCGTGGCTGTGGTAACGGTCATTATTATATTGCTCTTAATTCGTCTATGGCTCTGTTTTGTGAAAATGACTAACGGAGGTGTTTATTATGCCTGAAATATGGAATAAGAAAGCATCTGACAAAGAGATAAATGCTTGTAAAGGTAATTACTGTGGTTTATGTAAAAACCAAGATAGATGCCTTACTCTTTGCTTTGATAGAACATTAAGGCAAAGGGTTGATGAGTATTTATACAATTTAGAAATTATTTAAAGGAGAAAAAAATATGAATACATTTAATGATTTGAAGGAATTCTTTCCAACACCACCTGAACTTGTAGCAAAAATGATTTGTAATATAAGATTCAAATCAGATTGCTCAGTTCTTGAACCGTCTGCCGGAAGTGGTAACATTGCAAAGTTTATTGTTATTGCTAATGATTGTCTTAATTCTTCTTGGTGTTTTAGAAATTACGAAGGTGGTAATATTGATGAAAAATGCAGACAAATTATTTTGAACGATGCTGTTAAACGTTATTATCGTGAAGAAGAAAGAAGACAAGAAAATGAGTATTACGTTTTTCCTAATTCACGCATTAACATTGATTGCGTTGAACAGGATAAAAATCTTCAATTAATACTTAAAGATTATAACTTTAATGTTGTCGGTGATGATTTTTTGAAGTTTAGTACCTCAAAAATGTATGATTACATCATTATGAATCCACCTTTCTCAAACGGTGATGAACACCTTATGAAAGCAATTAGACTTGCTGAAAAAAACGGTGGTTCACAGATTGTATGTCTGCTTAATGCTGAAACAATTCGTAATCCGTACAGTCAAAGTCGCGTTCAGTTGAAGGAAATTCTTGATAATTACGGTGCTACATACGAGTATGTTCAGGATGCATTTAAAAATGCTGAAAGAAATACAGATGTGGAAGTTGTAATTATTAAGGTTACAATTCCTAATCTCAGAAAATATGAGTTTGACTGGTCTAAACTTAATGAGGGTATTGACGATTTAGCGTTTGAAATACCGGATGAATGTAATGAACTTGTTATTGATGACAAGTTAAAACAGCCGGTCATTCAATATCAATGTGAAATTGAACTTGGAAAAAAGTTATTCTTTGAATATTACTCTATCAAAGACAAGATTTCACATCAATTTGCAAATGAAGATGATCCGCTTTATTCAATTAAATCTGAGCCAATCATTTCACTAAAAGTTGGTAAAAATGATTTAGCAGATAAATACACAACTTTCTCAGAGGTTGTAAATGCTTATGTTGAAAAAGTTCGATATAAGTATTGGTATGAACTTCTTCATAAGCCATTTTTTATGGAAGGTCTACCTTCATCTGCAAAAGAAGAATATTTTAACGAAATTCAAAAACTTGTTAAGTATGAATTTTCAATACCCAATATCTGTGAGGTTAGACTTGATATTTTAAGAAAGACAGCACAGGCAATTGAGGATTCAATAATTGCATTATTTGATAAATTCACTTACAAACATTCTATGGGATGTGAAAAAAACATTCATTACTTCAATGGATGGAAGTCAAACGATGCATTTATCATTAACAAAAAAATAGTAGTACCTTACTTAAACGCCTATGATTGGAGCGGCAGATTGAATATTAATTACGAAACAAAAGAATTTCTTAAAGACATCGAAAAAATATTTATGTATTTTGATGCTGATCCAACACCAAGCGATCTTGACTTCTACTGTGAAGCATACACGAGGAGAGGTCAGAACAGAAAATGTAAATTTAAGTATTTTGATGTCGATTTCTTCAAAAAAGGAACAGCTCATATTACATTCAAGGATGATGAACTTCTTAAAAAGTTCAATATCTATGGATGTATGAAAAAAGGTTGGCTGCCACCATCATACGGTAAAAAATCTTATGATGAAATGGCAGAAGAAGAAAAAAGCGTTGTTGATGAGTTTGAGGGTGCTAATGAATATTCTAAAGTATTTGCTAATACAGAAGATTATATTCTTTTCCCTGAAACATCAGTAAAAATGCTCAATGCTTAGGAGGTCATCAATATATGAATGAATATTATATTGAAAACAACAAAATAATTGATAGCAATAAATTATTTAATATCCACAATGAATTCCGAATTGTTGAACATGTTCCTTACGGACATTATCTTATTTGGAATACTAATTTTGTTGAAGGATATTTACCTTTAGCAGAATTACTCCCAAATAACGATGGTTTAAGACCAATTAATCCGCATACATTAAAGGCAATTTAAAGTTGATGATTCAAAAAAAATATTAAAACTTGTTGCTCAAGGAATTAATACTCTTACTAAAATGGAAAAGTATTATGAAAAATTTAAAAATTCTCAAATCACTCAAAAAGCAGAGAGAGCAAATCTTTGCAAGGAATGTATTCCAATTATGAAAAACATTCCGGGCGTTAAAAATTTGTATGGAGGTTAATATGATTAGATGCAATAATTGTATGGAGTTATTCAAATCAGAAAATGATTTGAAGAAAATTGTAGAAAAATCAGAACTCATTGATGGAAATTGGCAAACCACTGAAAGGTTTGCTTATGATCCTACTATGGATTTGAATAATACAGATGATACTGAATATGAGGTATTCAATGGTTGTCCGTGTTGTAACAGTGATGAGTATTTGATGGACTTAGATCCTTATGAAACTGAAAAAGATGAATCAGATATTCTTGAAACAGCTTTAAGTTCTTTTGAGACTGGTCATTTAGCTAATCAAGATGATTTTGATTCATACGAAGAATATGAAAAATACTGTGGCTATATGGAATATGGTCCGGTAGACTTTTATAACAAGTTTCGTGATGAGCTTGATTTTTCGGATGATTTCGTTTCTGAATATGGTTACAAGGAGGAAAAATGAAATGAAATGGAATGCAAAATTATTAACTGCGCTGATAGAAATATTGGCAGCTATAGGTTCGACTGTTTTAACAACAGCATTGTTATCTTATCCTGCTATGCTTTTATGGAATTGGCTGGTACCTATTATTTCAAACGGCATAATACATAAGCTGACATTTTTGCAAACAGCCGGTCTTATTTTTCTAATAAGAATACTTATTCCTGTTAGCTCAAGTAATTCTACCAAAAAGAATGAGGAGGATTATTGATGGTAAGGGTAGTATTCAAATACAAAGATGAATGTACATTCGGCAAATGGGAAACGCAAGAATGCGTTGTCAACAGTGTGCAGGAATGTAAAAAAATTTACGGACTGGGTGTTGATTGTGAATATCGCATCTTATCGGTTGAAGAGGTATACGCAATATGAAAAAATATAAAAACTTAACAGAAGAGGATATTCAAATTCTTAAAGAATGGGAAGTACCCGAAGAAGATATTGAACAAATGGATGAATTTTATGGTAAAACTTATTACTATTATGTTGAACCGGTAAGGTCAAATATTGGTGATATTAAATATGATTATGACAAAAAGAAAAAAATTACTGCTGAAAAAGCAAGAGAAATTCTTGGTAATGTAAATTTTTTGTCAGGTCTAAACCGTAGCACATTCCATTGGACTTCTGAAAGAACAAATAATAACGGTGAAAAAGTCTGCTTTGACAGTAGCCATTATTGGAGAAAAATTATTAAGGAGACTGAAAATGAATAAGTATACTAATTGGGCTAATAAAACAAAAAACGAAATTAAAACAATATTACCAACTGTTAATGTTGATGAGGATGTAGTTTTAATTCCGGCTGATGAACTTGATTTTGACAGACAAGATTCCGTATGGTACGGAGGTTATCTTGGTGAAATCAAGTATAACGGCATTGTTTACGAGGTCCACGCTGTTGGCGAAGTAAGAGCTACTTTGTTTGATGACAATAACGAAGAAGTTGCTTCTGTTGTTGACCAAAACAGAGCAGGTGCGTTTTACAAAGAAATGCGTCAATTTATCAAAAATGATAATAAACTTCGTAAACTCGAAAATAAGGGCAAATTGTATTTTGGAAACAATAATTGGTTTGAAATTCTTGTTTTTGATGATATTGAGTCACCGCTGCATGGTGAAATCATTGAAGCAGCTTCATCAGTAACAGAAGTATTTACTTCGTTAGCAGAATACATCAAAGATACAATTAAATAATTTTAGGAGGACTAATTCAATGTTAAGAGAAATTAAAGAAGGTATGTTCAAAATAAACCGATTGTATGGTACACCATATTATGTTGAGGCAAGTTGTGAGAAAGAATTATTTATTTTTGTGGCTGATAAGGCTGCAAAAGGTGAAATAATTACTTCTGTTTCTGAAATTCGTTTAGATGGTACTACACCAAAGGTAAAAGTATTATCAGACAAAAGATTTAAAAAGATTCTTAAAGATATACTTGATTCTGATGTGAACCCTTACGAAAATAAACTCAACGAAAATCCTTATGCAGACTTTATTTATCCAAAAGATGGTACAAACAGAGTTGTATTTGGAGATTCGGCTGAACTTGAACTTCCAAAAGAACCGGTTGTATTTAACGGTGATATGGACTGCTCACTTGATGAACTTGAAGTGGACTGTTGGGAATTAATCAAAGATCACGCTGCATTGTTTGATTGCAAGATAGTTCCAAACGAATATTCCGATGAAAATGACATTAGCTACGATGTTGCTAAATCACTTCAAAACAGCATTATTCAAATGTTTCGTTCAGCAGGTGTTAAGTTTGTTAATGAATTTGGCGACGAATGTTAATTAACTCTGATAAACAAAGGTGCTGTTAATTCAGCATCTTTGTTTTAGAAAGGAAAATAAAATGAAAATTGGTGTAACTGAAAGAGGAGATCCATCAATAGATTTTACTTGGACCGAGAAGATGGATAAAATGGATGGATGTATTTTAATAACAAAAAACTTAACAGATAAAGTTATTGAACAGGCAACTCCTTATTTCGATAAATTGATTTTTCACATTAGCTGTACAGGGTATGGACAAACGGTCGTAGAGCCTAACATACCCGTGTTTGAAAACCAGCTTTCTCAAGCTCAGAAGCTTATTAAAAGTGGTTTTCCAGCCGATCGTGTAGTTATTAGAATTGATCCAATTATTCCAACTAAAAAGGGGCTTGTAACGGCTACTGAAGTTTTTAAGAGAGCCTATGAACTTGGGTTCCATAGATTTCGAGTTAGTCTTATTGATTGTTATCCTCACGTAAGAGAAAGAATGCATAATATGGGATTAACGCCTCCTTATGGAGATAAGTTTTCTCCTGAAAAGGAGCATATAGATGCAACAAATAATATCATAAATCAGTGGAAAAAAGAATGTCCTAAAGCGTGCATTGAAAGTTGTGCAGAACATGATCTTGTATCAACTGAAAGAATAGGCTGTCTAAGCAAAAAAGATTTGGATCTGCTTAGTCTTAAAATGGAAAATCCGGATGATGCTGGTTTTCAGAGACACGGATGTTTATGTTGTTCTGCAAAAACTGAGCTACTTAGCAAAAAAGAACGTTGTCCTTATCAATGTATGTATTGTTATTGGAAAGACTGATTTTAAAAGTGATTTTTTATATTAATACGAGAAAAAAATCATTATTCCAAATGCTAAATAAGAAAGGAAAAACTATGAAATCTAAATATTTATATATGTTGATTCTCAAATCGTCAAAAACGATAATTGCTGAATTAACTTTAAAACAAGAAAAACAAATTGCTGAATTAACTTATTCAAAAGAAAATGCACTTGAGGGGGTGTCTGACGGTCAATTCACGGATATTTCAGGTAAGGTATGGAATTATTCGGATGTTGAAAAAATCTATTATATTTCTCCTAATGAGTACGTGCATTTGGACGAAATATATCAAATTCTTTTGTCTATGAATTTGGCACAAAACATTCAATTAAAAAAGTTTTGCATTCCAAACATTACAAAAGATAAAAAGAAAAAATATTTTGTAATTTACGATCTGACATATCACGATGATAATATTGTTAAACCTATATTTACATTAAGTGATATGATTGAGGCTTGTAAAACTAAATAATATTACATAATAACTACCACCGTTTATTCGGTGGTAGGGGAGGTTTTATGGATAATAACAAAAGAAAAGTAATCAATGAACTTACAACAGAAAAAATTAATAATTTCTATGATAGAAAAAAAGAAATTATGAAAACTGTTGATAAATTAAATGAAATATTCAATGAATACATTTCACCGGAAAATGTCTGTGAATATAATCAGACGTGTATGGGAAGATATATTGAATATACTGCAGAGTTTAACTTATCCGAAGATGGTTATCCAAATATTTCAGAATATTTCAAGATAGGCTGTTGGAAAATTAATACAACTGATATGTCTGTTGAAGAAATAAAGGATGAAATAATTAAGTATCTATACCGAAGAATAAAAAGGAAAGGAAAATAAAAATGAAACAGTTAATTACTGAAATATGTCCTAACTGTGAAAAAGAAATAACAATAGCATGGGATGTAAAAAAAGACGGCTATAAAACCATTTGTCCTAATTGCGGTAAAACATTAATGCTTTGCAGTGCTTGTCTTGATTCTGACCCACATTGTTTGTCTTGCGATTGGAATAAAGAAAATGGCTGTTACCGTAGCAGAGAAAAGCCTAAACAGGAGTCTCTTGTAAGAAATCAATTGGTTGAACATAACGGTAATTTGTACAGAGTTATGAATAACCAATCTGATAATTCAAAAGAATCACCATTTTATATTAAAGGTATAACTGGTTTTTGTCGTTTAGTAAAATTAAATGAAATTAAAACTTTTACTAAAATTACAAAAACTGCACGCAGATATACAGTGAAAGCTATCAAAGACTTTTTATCCGGTAATTGTGATTGGAATAAAGAATATCAAGCAACAACACTGGAATTAAAGAATCATAGAACTTTATACATCGTCAATGATTACGATAATTGTAGTGGTGTTCAATTAGTTTACACTTCAAGAGAATTTGATAAAAATTGCAATGACAATATTCTTTATGAATATGATTTTGATACAGACAACTTTGGTTCTTTATTCTATGCTATTCAGTTGGCTTTGTATGTCAATGAACAAACACCGTTGTCTGAATAACAGGAGGTAATTATGTCAAATACGGTAAAATTTATAACCGAACAAGGTGATATTCTAAATCGTTCATATTTTGATGTGGTATGTCATCAGGTGAACTGTATAGGAAAAATGGGTGCAGGTCTTGCAAAACAGATAGCTGATATGTATCCTGAAGTTAAAGATGGCTATATTGCTCATTCTTCAATACACAAGCCTGATGAACTTTTGGGTACTTGCTTTTTGTCGGAAACTTTTGAAGGTTTAAATGATTGGCGTGGTCCAAAATATATTGCTAACCTTTACGGCCAGCTTAATATTGGCACGAATAAACAGCAAACCGATTACAAAGCTTTGAAGAAAGCAATACAAGATTTTTACAAACAATTATCTGAAATAATACCACAAAAAAATGGATATAATCTTTCAGAATCATTAAGAATTGCATTTCCTAAAAATATGGGATGTGGTCTTGCCGGCGGCAATTGGGATATTGTTGAAAAAATCATTATTAAAGAAAGCAGTTTTGCTTCTTATTATTACAATATGGATTTAGATATTTATATTGTGGAATATTCTAATTAATTCTTACAAAAGAGCATCACTTCGGTGGTGTTCTTTTTTTCTTGCATGCAGCAGGAAATCTATTGACATTACATGAGATTTGCGTTACTATAATTATAGTAATTATTATATTTTAATTTTATATTTTGTAATATTCAGTAGTATATCCATTTGGAAATACTGCTGTTTTTTTATATACATTTTTTATAACGCACTGATTAATTTATTAGCCACGAGCTAAAGGTTTTTCGGTGCTTTTTTTATTTTTAGCAGAATTTCTGCTTTTAAATAGATTCATAATTCATAAACATTTGCATTAAAAATATGACTCAGCAAATTGTTTAACCGTATGGGTAACGGTAGGAGGTAGTTAGTTATGAATCATATAAAAATCAGTCAAATTATTAGTGATTATCCTGCAGGCACAAGAGTTGAACTAATAAAAATGGATGATAATATTCATCCAATTGTTCCCGGCACAAAGGGCACAGTTGATTTTGTTGATGATACAGGACAAATTCATGTCATTTGGGATAATGGAGCAGGCTTAGCACTTGTACCAGAAGTCGATAAATTTAAAAGAATTTAAGCGGAAAGGAAAAATTATGAGAACTCCACAAAAATACTTAAATAATTTTAAGCAAGGAATAATCACAAAAGAAATGTTGACATTCTGTTTGTTTAGTTCTAATAAGAGAGCTAAAAATTGTCGTGACAAAATCCGTGAGTACAAAAGGACTTTGAGAAACAGCTACTATTTATACGATAAGTATAATTATCTTGATAATTATACTGAAAAGATGGAAATGTACTATTTTCAAAAAGAAACAATGCTTTCTATTGTAGAACCAACTTGTATTCACAAAGAGTTCGCCGGATATGAAAGAATTAGAATATTCGATTATGACGATGATTATGATGAATATCTTGAATCTGGTCAATTTGTTTGGCAAAATTCTTATTTTGACAACGACATTGGAAGAGAGGTCGATTTTGGAGATATAGAGGACAAAAGCAAACCTAAATACAGGTGGTATATCTTTTATGATTTCAAAAATGGATACTCATTTCATTCACCAATTGAGGAGAAAGATATTTCAACAAAGTTTAAAGATTTAGATATTGTTGAAATTGACACTCTTGATACACACGGCAAAGATATTTCTGAATTGGCGTCTACAAACTTTGTAAATAAGATTGTAGACCTAATTAGAAATGGCAATTATCAGTATGTTGATTAAAAAAATTAAAATTTTAAGGAGAAAAAAATTATGACTATTACAAAATTTACAACAATGGAAACCGGCAAAACATACGAAACACCACTTATGGTAACTGAAATCAATGAAAAAACAGGCAAAAATGGCTCTGCTTATCTTGATGTTAAGTTGTCTGATGGCAATAATGCAATCATAGCTAAGTGCTTTAATATGACTGTTGCTGATTTTAGTGCAAAAGTTGGGGAGGTACTTGATTTTAATATTTCTGTTGAGGAATATAACGGTTCACCGTCATATAAAATCACAGGATTTAAACCTTGTAATGAAGATATTAATAAAGCTGATTTTGTTATCAGCGCACCTATCCCTGCAAAAGATATGTATGATTACATTTACAAAACATTGAAAAATCTTGAAAACAAAGATGTTTCAGATTTAGGTTGTAAAATCTACGAAGAACTTAAAAGCAGATTAATGTATTGGTCTGCTGCTAAAACAATGCATCACGCATATTTAAGTGGTCTTCTTTATCATACATACCGTATGGTTGCCGCTGCTGAAATTCTTTCGGCAATTTATCCTTCTTGCAACAGAGATTTAGTTATTTGTGGCTGTGCTCTTCACGATATCGGCAAGATTAAAGAACTTAGTACCGATAGTCTTGGAAATGCTACATACACAATTGACGGAAGCTTACTCAATCATTCACTTATCGGTATCGAGTGTGTTAGTTATTATGCTAATGAACTTGGTACAGATAAAGAAGTGTTGAGAAATTTAAAACATATTATTGCATCTCATCACGGAGAGCTTGAATATGGCGCTATTGTTAAACCGGCAACAATTGAGGCAATTATTGTTTCTCAAATTGACTACCTTGATTCAAGAGTAGAAATGTTTGAAGAAGCACTTACTAATGTTGATGCAGGTTCAATGACAGAAAACTATGTGGCTGGTGTACACCTTTACAAGCCAAATATTCAGGTGAAAACAAATGAGGAGGAAAAATAATATGTATAGTATTCTCGACAAAAGTGATAAAAGTGAGTTTATGACAGGGTATGGTTTTAACATCAGAGTATGGGATGAAGATAGTCTTTGCGTTTCTGATGAATCAAAAGTAGAATTCATCAAAAATCATGGTGTATCCATTCTCAAAGAAAACGATATCTATGACCAATACCTTAAAGCATCTAATTCAGGGAAGCTTGATATTATTGATGCTTTGGAAGTCGATGAACAAAGAGGTTTTTGGGCTGTATTCGCAAGCGTTGTTACCAATGAAACAAACTGCTTAATTTGCTATGTTCCTGATGATAACAATGATAATACGGCTATTATTTTTCCTTATGGTGCTCCTTGGAGCTACAACGATAAGGAAAAAGAAGCTTTTGCAACACCTGAGTCTACCAGAAATTTCTTCAAGCCGTGGTTTGAAGAAATTGGTATCGAAGAACCTGTTTTGTTTAATACAATTTCTTTTGACGAAACTTGGTAATAATTAATTATTATTAGAGTCATTTGCTTTTTGCAAATGGCTCTTTTTAGGAGGAAATTTTCTATTGGAAAACGAAAGAGAAGAACTTTTAAGATGGGCTGAAAGCCTATCAAACGAAGAATTGGAAAACGAATATTATAATGCCGTTTATGATAGTCTTGGTTCACAATGTGAATCTATGTACGAATTAGGATATGATATTCGTGACATAAAAGAACAAGAAGAACATGAAAAATATTTGGGAGAAAAAGCAAATGTTTTGGGAAAAATCTGTTTAGAACGCAACATTAAGTTGTGGGAAAAATAAGAAATAAGGAAGGAAAAATTATGAATATTAATAAAGAAACCCACCCTGCATACGGATTGGTTGGTTTTACAAGGACATTTTCATCTGCTAAGCATCCTTTGTTTGGAAGCAGCATTGAACATTCAAATTCAGTGCGCTTAACGATAAAGAGAGCATCTGTTTCAAGAAATTTGAACAGTGACCACTTTTTTGGTGAAGGAAATCTTATTGAAGTCGAAATGTCACAAGCTCAATTTGCTGAGGCTATTACTTCAATGAATGTAGATGAGGGCACTCCTTGTACAATTAGATTTATTGCAGGAGAAGGTAATATTCCTAATATAGAAAGTAAGAATGCTGGAGAAAAATTTTCAAATGAGTTTAATTCTCACATTGAAAATAACTGCTTATCTGCTAAAAAATTATTTTCTGAAATGCAGGAATTATTTGAAACAAAAAAATCTATCGGAAAAGGGGATAGAGATGAATTATTGAAGAAGTTTTCTCATCTCATTATGGAAATGGACGATAATTCAAAATTTATTTCTACTCAATTTGACAGGCAAATGAATAAAACTGTAAGCGAAGCTAAGGCAGAAGTAGAAGCATTTGTTCAAAATAAATTGAATTCGATTGCACTACAAACCTTAGCTCAAAACAATGAAAATCTTTTGGAGGAAAATTAAATGCGCTTCATATTTGAAACGGACTTACATCCTGATAATAACAAAGAAGGAAAAGTCATAAATGAAATGAACACAATAAATGTTAAGTATGTATTTTCTGATACAGGTAACTGCATTGATTATTTTAAAGAAATTAATACAGAGCAAATAATTGCTCGTATCAGTTTTGATGAAAAATATGTCAAGTGGTTTACGGTAGATGAAAACTTAACACCTGATAATCCGATATTAAATGGTATTACGCTTTGCATTCTTGAAATAGAGAATTATGAATTATTCACAGAAACCATTGATAATAACATTGGTATTGGCATGGCAAAAAAAGAAATACTTTTTTCGTGGGAATGGTTGAAAGAAAATTCTAAATATTTCAACAAATATTTTGGGATGTTTTCATACAGCAACTGGCATTACTGGATTGAGGATTGCATGAAGAAGATTCATGTGAGCAGAAAAGAATTTGATGATTATATTTATAATCCTAAATTTATAACAAAAACCACAAAACCTGCTAAAACTCCTCCTTTATGTGAAATGTCACTTTATGGAGAAGAACCCATGGAATTCAATGTTACTACGGTTCATCATGGTCTTTTCAATATTTCTTGGGAAGAATATACATTTGACAGAAACGGTACTTGCCAAAGCATTGTCGGTTACAAAAGTGATGATTTAAAGAAATGGTATTCAGATTTTAAATATAAATACGAACTTGAAAGTAAAAAATGGTTTGATTTTTATTTGAATTACAATGACGATAACATTTTTCATGCTGAAAATGCTTTCGTAAGTAATGGATATCACGTTATGAACCCTCATACCCTTATAAGATTAAAGAATGAAAATTTAATTAATCATAAAAAGATTTTGAAATTGGAGGAAAATTAAATGCGTTACATATTTGAAATGGACTTACATACTGACGGAGATTTCGGCTTTCCATTTCTCGTTCCATGTGGATTAATTTGGAACGATGACGAAGGAAAATATTCTTTTAAAAAAGAATATTCAAACAGAAAAGCGGCTGTTAAAGAAGTCAATGAAATTTGTTCTTATTTAAAAGATAATGTTCATGGTATAAATTATGTTGTTGACGGAGTTCGTTTAATGTTTGAAGAATTTCTCAACGAACTTAATTCAAATACTTCTAATGAGAATTTGTCTATTGAAAACGAATATGTTTACGAGGAAATGAGTGGTAATCAGGACGGTACAGAAATTACTTTTTATTCGTTACCTGAATATTATTATGATTTACCTTGGACTGATGAAGAATTAGACATAATCAGCAACAGTAAAAACAGCCCTACTCAAAAAGATTTAAAACAAGCAATTTTAAATCTGTATAAAGAGAAGGAGTAATATGTTTTTAGCAGAAAGAGAAAAAAACAGAAGAAAAGCATTTGAATATTTTGTTGAAAAGATAAAAAAGCAAAATAAAGATACGATTGTTTTTGGCAATGAAATATATCAGTTTACTACAAAAAGGGGTAAGGTATATAAATATTTACCTGTAAGCAGTATTGAAAAAGCTATTGAAGACTATCCAAACAACAAAATTGAAAGATGCAACGGTTTTGTTTTTGTTTTAGTAAACGAAAATTGATTTAAGGAGGAGTCAATTTTGACTATTGTAGAAAAAGTAATTAAGCTTCTTACCAATTACGGTCAAATGTCACTTTTTGAAATTTACGATGCCTTACCCGAACATACGGAGGCATCTATAAGAGGTAATATTAACCGTTATATTTCAAAAAAAGGTAAAGAAGCTTTGATTAAAAGAGTAGACAAAGGAATTTACTCCGTTGTTGAAATTATTTCAGTAGAAGAAAAGGGGGATAAGAAGTATATTTCTTATCAAAACACTTTCTTTACTGATAATGGTAAAAACGAACTTTGTGTATTACACAAAGACTTTGAAGTTCCTGCTGATTCTGAAATTGAAGTCGGATGCTATCAAAGAAATCATATATTTGTATCATACGATGATTTGCAAAACCATTTAGAAAGCGTGAAAGCAATATTCTATAACGGTGATGCAGTTGAACTTATGAAACGAATTCCTGATGAAACCTTTGATTTTTGTATTACTGACCCACCTTACAGAACAATAAGCGGCGGTAACAGTGGTAAAAACTCTCCAAAGGGTATGCTTTCAAAAAACGATGGTAAAATCTTTGAATTTAACGATTGTAACCCGAAGGAATGGATTCCACAGTTATTCAGAGTGATGAAAAATGGTACTCATACCTATATATTTTCTAATCTTATTAACTTATGGGAATTCCACGATATAGCCATCAAAGCAGGATTTAAAGTACATAATCTTTTAAGTTGGGAAAAGAACAATGCAAATTGTTCTCGCTGGTATATGCCTAATTCAGAATTTGTATTATTCCTTTATAAAGGTAAAGCTAAGGCAATTAACAATTGCGGTAGCAAAAGGATACATCATTTTGATAACATTTTAGGCAATAAAACACACCCGACTGAAAAACCGTTGGACCTTATTAAATTTTATATGGAAAATTCATCAAACGAAGGTGATTTTGGATTTGACCCATTTGCCGGTAGTTTTTCTTTGGCAAAAGCAGGACTTATGCTTAACAGAAAGACATTTTCGGCTGAGATTGACCCAAATTACTACTATTTCCATAAAAATCAAATATTAAATTCAGTTTAAGGAGAAAATATGAAAAATATGCTTGAAATCTTATCTGCATCAAAAGTTGATAAGAAAAAGATTGCAGAATTTTTAAAAACAACACCTGCTGCATTAGATGAATTTGAGAAATTTTATCAGATGGCATCTATGAAAGAAGCTGAAGAATCTGATAATTTCTTTGATATTAATTCACGACAAGCAGTATCTAAATTGGCTCAAACACCTTCTGAGACTTCTCAGAAGGTTGAGCAACTAACGCAAAGGATTGTTAATGAACTTCTTGCAAAAACAGATAACAAGTACCTTACAGACGACAATACGAGAGCTGTTACAATGAAAGATATTGAATCTGTTCCGAAAGAACTTCAACCACAGGTTGCCGGTAATCTTATTAAGGTGGATATTGACAAACCAAGTTATTTACTGGCATTTGACTTGCTTAGAAAGTACAAGAAAACAGGTAGCATGAACGCATATTATTTGTTCAGGCAAGGTTTAGATATATTAGACCTTGACCCTATATTGTATGAAGCAATAGGAATGAATCCAAATAGCATTGGATATTGGTTTCCTGCATTGAAGAATGCGGTTGATAATCAAGATTTCTTTAAAGTGCCTGAGACAAAAATTATTAAAGTTCCTTTACCAATATTACAACTTACTCGTTGTGATTTTATGGAACTTACACCTACAACAATTGATATTGTTAATAGGTGGGCGTATAAGGCATTTGAGCTTGACGAAAACAAAACATACTTCATCAAAACAGGAACATATTCAAGCAAATATGATTTCCGTAATGCAAAAGTCACAACACCAAAAGAGGTCCGTGAGTTAGGTTCATATCTTCTTTTCATTCATTACCAAGCATTACAGATGGCATCACCGTTATCAAATCCTTGTATTTACGGTGTATCAACCACTAATGAATGGTGTGTTCGTGAATTTATTGAAGATAAGGAAGACAATCCTTGTATCTACCATGGTATGCCTTTACATACTGAATATCGTGTCTTTATTGACTGCGATACAGATGAAATTTTAGGTATATCTCCATACTGGAAACCGGATGTAATGGAGAAAAGGTTTAGTGAGTTTTCGGATGCAGATACAGCAGATAAAAAACATGATTATGTTATCTACAAAATGCATAAGGAAACATTAATGCGTAGGTATAAAGAAAACAAAGATATGCTTATTGATAAGGTTAAAGAGTTACTACCAAATATTAATCTCAAAGGGCAATGGTCACTTGATATTATGCAAAACGGTAATGATTTTTGGCTTATTGATATGGCAATAGCTGATACATCTGCATTGAAAGAATGCATACCGGCTAACAAATTAAAGAAATCTCAGGAAAATTGGATTCCTGAATTAAATAAGGAGAATTATAATGCTTTATAAATTGATTTTAAAAGATGGCTCAGAAGTTTTTGCAGAAATGTCTGAAGATGCAAAAGATAATATCGTTAAATATCTTGATGGTATCAAAAATTATACTCTGTTGGAAGATGTAACGATTTTTACAATCGAAAAGAAAACGGTTAAGTATAAGGAAATTTCTTCCGTTGAAAAAGTTAAAATTCCAATTAAAAATAGGCTTTTTGAATTAAAGCCTGAACACATCAAGGCTTTAAAAAGATTAAATATAAAATCATTTATTGAGAATGTTGATAGTGTCAACATTTATCTTGATACAAAGAGACCATTCGGAAATAGCAATGTTTTTGAAGATGTTTTTGAGTTTCTCGGTATTAACAGTAATACTATTGATGAAGCTTATGAAGTGGAATTTGTAAATAATGATATTGCTGAAACAATTAAAAATAAAAGGAACAAAGCTTATGAAAAAGCTATGTTGTTTTTAGCCGAACTCCCAATTGCTTACAAAGTAATCATGTATCACATGACTTTTGAGCCGGGATACTATGGATTGCCTGATACTTACGAATACAGCAATGTTCTCTTAGGCTATTTAAAAGTCAAGAACTTTGTTACTTTAAGAGAAAGTATCAAAAGCATACAAAGACAAAGAACTTTATTTCCACGTGATTTTCAAGAAGATCTTAGCATATTAACAAATGAACTTTTTAAAATTGAATTTGGCGGTGACAAGGCATTTGAAACTGCTATGAAAATGGTCCAATATCAGTATAAAAATAAACCGTATTTCATACATTCATTTGCAAGAATATTAAAAATCTTTAATAGTAATGCTCCTGATAATCAGAAAATATCAATAACAAAAGATATGATTATGAATGCTTTGAAAAAGAATCACATTGAGATTCTTTGTAATTGTGACAGTAAAAAAGTATCTCTCAAGATTAAGAAAGAAATCATTGAATTCAAAAATTATGATTGGGGAAACATACTTTTGCTTGATCAAATTGATAAAGAAAAATTGAGCAATATTATATATAAAAATGTATGTGAGTTGTTTAAAATAGACACAGTATCATATTACAGAATGTACTTATTGCTTAATTAAGGAGGAAAGATTATGAAAAAAGTTGATGCTAACAAACTCAAAGAATGGGTTAAAGAATTTCATCCAAATGACACTTGGGCGTTGAGTATGCTCGATAATGCACCTGAAATCAATGACAATATTGATATTAATGAATACATATTCAAAACTATTGTTGCTGAAAGATGTGTTCGTGCAATAAGGGTGGCATTTAAAAAGAGAACCTTTGCAAAAGCATCTCAGTATTATTCAGAGCTGTTTGATTTGTTTTATACAGATGAATCGACTGAACCCAGCCAAATTTTCTTGTTAAAACAAATGCAATTTTCTTTCACAACACTTCTTTCGGATGAAATCGTTTACACTTTAACTGATTATCTCAAGGGAAATTTTAGTACAAAGCATGAAGCTGAACAAATCAACGCTTATCTTAATTATTCAATTAATTGCAAGAATAATTTATCAAAAGATAAGTTTGATTCATTAAAATCAGAATATTTGTTTTGTAGTAATATGCACACAAATCAATTAATTACTTTTTTTGATTTTCTCAAAATGAAACATGAACTTATGTTGTATGAGGATTATATCAAATATTACTACAAGTAGGAGGAAATTATGAGAGAAAAAATAAGAACTGAAACAGCTAAAAAAGTTGCAGACAAAAAGCTTGCAGATTATTTATCAAGTCTTACAGAAAAAGACATTGTTGATAGTTATTTTCTTGATAATGATACATTTACCATAAGATTTTCTTCATACGGTAATGAGAGTGTTGTTAATAATATTAATGAAATCATTTATAACAATGATTTGGTTGACTTCTTTGCTGAAATATGGCTTGATGATGGCACATTTCATTATATTTTTGATTATGAATACGATAATATGGTTTTGCAAGGTGAAAATGGCTATCTTGATGAAAATATCGGCACTTGGAAACAGCATCTTGATGAACTTTCAAGAAATGCTTTAATTAAATTCCAAACAACTAAGTTTTCTTCTGCAAATGATATGCTTGAAAAAATTAAAGTAAATGATTATTACAATCATATTACAGAAGAATATGTCTTTACATATAATGACCGTGATTCTATTGCAGTCTATAATATTGATAAAGACGAGGCAAAAAAATTGTCTAAACAAGCAAAAGAAAACGACGAGTATTGGGGTGCATTTCTTGGACCGGGTGGTTATATATATGACGAACCCCAAAACTCAGAATGGTGTGAAAGTCATTTTAAAGAAGGTGGTTGGATTACAACAACTGATTATCAAAATGCTATTTTGTGTAAATAATTAATTCTTACGAAAAGAACATCACTTCGGTGGTGTTCTTTTTTTGTTATTTGCAGCATGAAATCTATTGACATTAGTTGATGTTTGCGTTACTATAATTATAGTAATTATTATATTTTAATTTTATATTTAGTAACATTCAGTAGTATATCCTCTTGGAGATACTGCTGTTTTTTTATATAAATTTTATACAGCACACCGATAAATTTATTAACCACGAGTTAAGAGTTTATCGGTGTTTTTTTATTTTCAGCAGAAGTATATTTTTACTTCTGTTTTTTTATATATTTTTTCCATTTTAATAAACACTTGAAATTAAATTTATGCTCATCAAGTGTTTGGTTGTAAGGGCAAACAACAGGAGGTAGTTATTATGGGAAACAAATTAACACAAAAAGAAATAAACAAAATTATAGAAAATCATCAACACTGGCTTAATAAAGATGTTGATGATTGGGAAAGTATGAAAGCCGATTTTTTTAATCAAGACCTTAGTTATGCAAACTTTAGTAGTGCAAACCTTAGTGGTGCAGACCTTCGTAATGCAAACCTTAGTCGTGCAAACCTTAGTAATGCAAACCTTAGTAATGCAGATATTAATTATGCAAATCTTAGTTATGCAGACCTTCGTTGTGCAAATCTTAGTCATGCAAACATTGGTGGTGCAAATCTTAGTCATGCAAACATTGGTGGTGCAAAACTTAGTGGTGCGAACCTTCGTAATGCAAACTTTTGTTTTGCAAAACTTAATTATGCAAACCTTTGCTTTGCAAACCTTTGTTTTGCAAACCTTAATTATGCAAAGCTTTGTTATGCAAACATTAGTGATGCAGACCTTCGTAGTGCAAACTTTAATAATGCAGACCTTTCAGGCACGAAAAACATGATGTACATTATTCCAATGGCTTGTCCGGAAGAAGGTTCATTTATTGGTTTTAAGAAAGCCGTATATGCAGATAAAGACTACATTGTAAAGCTTGAAATTTTAGCGGATGCTCTTAGAAGTTCAGCCACAAGTAGAAAATGTCGTTGCAATAAGGCAAAAGTTTTGGAAATTCAAAACATAGACGGTTCTAAAGCTAATATTGATGTTGTTCATAGTACATACGACCCATCGTTTCAGTATAAAACAGGTCAAATAGTTGAAGAACCTAAATATGACAATAATCGTTTTAGTGAATGTTCTAAAGGCATTCATTTCTTTATCAATCGTCAAGAAGCAGTTAATTATTAGTCATATATAACGACAGGAGGTAGTTTTATGAATCAAAATACAAATTTAGGAGGAATTTTATCATGGCAGAACAATTAAATCCTAACAAGAAAAAAGTTATTATTATTGAAGCATCATACATACACGAACCGGTTGTCGGTCAATGTGTTGTATTTTGTAACTCTCAAACTTGTCAGGTTGTTAAAACCTCAAAGGTTGTTGATATTATACGAAACGATAAGGCACATTTTTATGTAATGTTTGAAACTGAAAATTCAATTTATCAGATTTCATATCGTTTGTGTTTATAAAAACAATTTGGAGGTAACTATGACTGAAATTCAAAAAGCACAACAGCTTCTTGAAAAAGAATTTGGACCAAATTGGCGTATAATTGCTGCTCAACTTGGTACAGAAGACTTAACAAGAAGAGTTGGAAAAGAATTAACATCATTTATGGCATTCCCGGAACGAGGAAATGAAGGGTCAAACAAATACCGTGGTAACTGTTCACCAAAGGTTATAGAAGCTATCTTAAAATATGTTCTTGATACAAAGAAATATTATGGCAAAGATATAAGTAATTTTAAATTACTTGATCCAATGTCAGGTAGCGGTACTTCCGGTGCAGTTGCAGATAAATATGGTATTGAGTCGGTTCTTTATGACCTTAATCCTAACCCAAATAGGGGAAAAGGTAACTGGAATGCACTAAAAGATGATGTTGAAGATTCGGCAGATTTGATTTTTTGGCATCCACCGTATGATGCAATTATCAAATACAGCGGCAATATGTGGGGTAAACCACATCCGGACGATTTATCTCGTTGCGATAGTTATGAAGAATTTTGTGACAAAATGAACCTTGTCGTAAGAAAACTCTTTACTGCACTTCGTAATGATGGTCGTTTGGCTATTCTTGTAGGCGATATTCGTGAACGAGACAGGGGTGGTTTTCACTCAATGCAGAAAGATTTGATGCGTATGGGCGAATTTGAGTCCTTTATCGTTAAGGGACAATTTAACTGCGTTTCTGATACAAGAACCTACAAGAAACCTTTTATCCCTGTTGTAACTGAGTATATGTTAGTTTATCACAAAGATAATCCTATCATAGTACCTGTTAGCTGGGTTAAAAATAATGAATTTAGCATATTAGAAAAAGATTATATTGGATTAACTTGGAATCATCTTATACGCTCTGTTATTGAGTATATGGGTGGTCAAGCTAAGTTATCAGATATAGCCGATATGTTAAAGGAACACCCTAAAGCTAAGAAAAATACTCATTACCGTGAGCGTATTCGTGCTACTGTTTATGAACATAGTTCGGATTACATTAACAAGGGTAATGGCGTTTATGCTTTAGTTTATTAACAATCAACATATAAGAAAGGATAACTTCATTATGAGTTATAAAACCGGAAAGAAATCAATAAAAGTTAAGTTAAGTGTACCAAAATTCAAGAATGTGAATGAATTGTTTCGGTATTTGCTTGATATTCAACCTTCACACAACGAGGAAACAAACGAATTGGATGTTTTGATTGCTTATGCTAAAAAAGCATACGGTACAATTAAAACTATCGTTTGCCCGGATGATGTGAAATATTTCACATACAATCCAACTACAGATGCTGAATATTGGTACAGTGTTAAGAAAGATACTCTTAAAGGCAATGAACTGTTAAATGTATGTTGCCAAGATATTGTATTTAATATTTTTTGTACAATAGACGGTGTTTCATCAGAAAATGATTTTAATGTTATTAATACAGTTTTTGATGAAGCAAACAATTACAATGAATTCCACCCTGTATGGTGTGAATTTTTAAATAATTACAATAAGAAAGGGTAACTTTATGGATATTAAAGATGTAAAACTCTATGATACGGTCCAAATTAAGCCGGATAAGTGCTTATCTGATTATGAGCGAAGATTAATTTATGCAGTAACACAGATTGATGTGGAAAGAAAACTTGTAAGTTTATCAAGCCTTAATCATAAGGACTATTTTGAAAGTTCTATTCCTGATACACCAAGGATAGATATAGCTGACATAGAAAAAGTTGCTAATACATCTAAAGAGCCTTTATATGACTATGTTATGGGGCACGAATACAAACAAGAATAATAAAATTAAGTTATACACAGTATAGCTTGATAAAAAATATTGGAGGAAAAAATATGAAATTCAAAAGTAAATCAGGCACAAGACTTTTAGTTAATGAATTGGATGACCTTCTTGATGATGGCTTGTCAATATGGGAACAGACTTTTAATAATGATGTAAGACTTTTATCAGTAGAATGTGATAAACATTCTACTAAAAAGAAAATTGTTATTGAAAAAGAAAAAGCTAAAAATCTTGGCTACGAAATTGAAATTCATTAATTTAGGAGGATTATAAAATGTCAAAGTTTTATAAAGTAAAAATTGAGGAAAAACTCAGCCGTAATGTTATTGTCAAAGCTGACAGTAGTGATGAGGCTGATGAAATAATCAATGACCTTTGTAATAATGGAATCATTGATTTAAACGGTAGTGACTTTGATTCAAGAGAATGGTTCATATCTGATGCAGAAAAAACATTGGATGGAAGTGAACCTGAGTTAAAGTCAGGAGAACTGTATAATCGTCTTGGTTATCTTAACATTGATGATTACAAATTTACAAACGGCATTCGAGTAAATGCTTTACAAAAATACTTACTTCAAAAATATGTTTGCGCTGTATGCTCTCCTTTTGCAGATATGATTTTCAAAGTTATTTCAAAAATTGCTTCAGATGATTTTACTCATACAAAGGACGAAAGGTTTTTTGCTTTGTGTGAATTACTTCCTGATGTATCGTATGAGGAAATTTTACCTTTTATGGCTGAAAGTGAAGTAACTGTTGGCACACTTGAAAAATACGGAGGCTAAATCTATGAGCAAATATAAAATCGAGGCAAAATGTACTTCTTATTACTATGGTTATCCACAGGCAAGAAGCACGATAGTATTAAAAGGCATCTATTTTACTGCTAAAGTGGAATGGTATGGAAATCAAGGATTTGATTCTATTGTTGTTAAGCCTGTATCTAACAAATGCAATGGCTACTTTTGGGAATTAAATGCATTTATGAAAGCTTTTTATGATTCATCAGAAAAGGTTCAGTGCAAATTAAGAGAACTGAAAGAACAACAAGAAATCACTTTGGAGGGATAAATAACATGTTACTTAAAAAGAATCAGGTAATATCTATTTCAGGCGATAGTAAAGAACTTGGTATTGAAGATTACAATGTACGAGTTAATACGCTTGCTACGGTTCTTGAAAATCAAGTCAATAAATATCAAAAGAAAATACTTGTTACCCTTAATAACATTGACGGTGATTCAAATGTTTGTACAAGAGTGTTTATTAAAAAGATTACTCCTTTGGCAAAATGTTTTGATGAACCAATCAATAAATCAATGCAAAAGATTATTGATTCCAAAAGACCGGACAAACATATTGAAGAACTTGCAGGATTATTAGCAATGTTCTTTGGTTTAAATTCAAACAACTATAAGTTGTATGGTCCTTTTGGAATGCTTGCTTATTATTCAATTTCCTTAAAATTCAATAACAATAATTTTTTTCATTTAGATTTAATTTATAAGGGTGACTGGTTTTATTATCGTGATAAGCTCACTAAAAAGATAGTCGGTGATGATACCGGTAATACATTAACTGAGCTTAATCTAATGAATTATGTGTGGAAACCATTACCAAAGGATTTTGAAAAAATCATTGATATTGTCAATGAGCAAAACGATGAAATTTAAGGAAAGGTAAATATTATGTTAATTTGTATTGATTTAAAAAACAGACAGTCAGTAATGAATTTACTTTCTTCTTATATTGATAAAGAAGATTTTGTTACTGACGATGTAATTGATATTGGTGATGATACACAAACCGTCAATATCATTGAAAACATTTTAAAACAAAACAAGATTAAATATAGTCTTGAAAAACATTAGTTCAATTTGGAGGATTTTAATGAAAAAGTATTTAACTTGGGATGAATTAACCCCAGAACAGAAACAAGTTGCAATAAATCAATATGTTTATATTCGTGAGGAGGAAGAAAATAGAAGTTGGAATGATATTTTGTCTAATCCTGATTACGATGAACCTATTGATTGGAGCAATGTTAAATCTTGCAAATTTGAACATGTTACAGAAAACGATACTATATTTGTAATAATTTAATTAGGAGGATTTAGTGATGCCAAATAATAAAGTTCGTTTAACACAAGGCAAAGAATTCGATGGGTACGATGAAAGAGAAAACAACAGAATTAGGTTGTGCAATGTTGTTTCTGAGGTTTTCAAAAATACAAAGCGTGATCAAAATGTTGAAATTGATTTTGACGGTGATAATGAAACTATTTGGAATGGTATTGTTACGCAAAAAAATCAAAATAATCATACTCTCTATGTTTATTTGCCATAATGGTTAAGGAGAAAAAATAATGAAAATTGTATTATTAAACGACATTGATAGTCACGAAACAGATGCAGCGTTTTGTGTACCAGATGAAGTTTCATCTAACGATGTAAATTCTTATATTGAGAATTGTAGAAATATTGCCGGTGAAAATATTTCAATTTTGGAAATAGCAGAAGATAATTTACCGGACGATTGGTTTTATGCAGATAAATGGAGCAATTTAGAAACCATTTATTATTAAGGAGGATTGCATTATGGCAATGCAAGAAAAAAAGCAAATTACTCTTCGTGAGTGGATTGCAAAATATAAAAACGGTGAGTTTACTGATAATGTTACTCGCAAAAGTTTAATTGCAGCAGGTTGGTTGGACTGGATGTACAACCTTCCTGAAATGGCTGAATACAATATTCAAATCGGCGAATTTCTTGAAAGCATAACTGATGATTATTTTCTTGATAATTTTTATGTTTATTTCAAAGAGGTCTTACCAGCAGATAATTTTAAACCGCCTTATATAATTATTCACTTTAAACCGTTCATCAAAAGTATTGATTTTGACGAAATTATGGTTGTTATGAATAATGTGGATGAAGGTGTTGATTATGTTGTTTTTACATCACAAAATGATGTTGATACAACAGAATTTTGTACAAATGAATTGTCAGAATTGATTGCTTATTTTGAGGATGTTCCTCTTATAACATTGAGAAAAATTCAATCAAAAACACTTCCTGAAGGTTGGATATGGTGCAAATATGACGATAACAGTGGTTATTTAGAAAGTCCTAATGGCAAAGATTATTTCAGCTATGATATGAATACTGGTGAATATAAAATAACACCGGAAAGCAGTTACGATTTCTTCCTTGAAGAAAACTATGATATTCCCGGCGGATATTCAATTGGCGGATTTCAAGACTTTATTGATTTTGCTGAAAAGTATATCAAGGAAAATGTTCTAAAAAGCCAAGAAAGGAAAAAATTATGATTGATTGTATCATTTCAAAAATTCAGGGCGGTTATAGAATCACTACTGAAAATGACCAAGAAGGTTTATTAAGTAGAATGTCTATGAGCTATCTGGGGTACAATAAAGAGGAAGCTTTAAGTGAGCACCGAAGAATTTTTAATTTAAAAGGTAAACACTTAAATATTATTGAAATTTAATAATATTAAAACAAAGAGTCAATTGTTAATGACATTTGGCTCTTTGATTTTTAGGAGGAATTTATTTTGAAAAAATATTGTCCGAAAGATTACAATATTGATGAAATCAGAAGAAACAATGTTAATTCTGAGGTCCAAGATTGGTATGACCTTATTAATCAATTGGGTATTAAAACACCTGTTGATTCAATGTTATATGCAATTGAACTTCAGTATCGTAATCATAATAGATATGGGGCAAGCAAGTTACCAAATCTAAAAGGTAACAAATATGCAGGTATGTTATATTATTTTCTTTTAGACCCTTTTAGATACGATAGGGGAAAAGAAAGTAAACAAGCTGCTGAAGAAATGCTTACATATCTTATTGAAAAAAGTATTAAAGTTGACACTGTATTAAAGTGGCAAAAACAAAATTAAGGGGATTTTTTATTATGAAAACTAAGACTTTAAATGTTACTTGTAGTTGCATGGCTACATATAATAGTTCTATCGAAGTACCGGCTGATATGTCTCTGGAAGATGCAATTGAGTATGCAAAAGAACATATTGATAGAATCAATGTAACTGAATTGGAATATGTATACGATTCTGACTCTATCAATGAAGAAAGTTGCTCTTTTGATGAGGATGAGGTTCTTGACTATAAGGATAAAGAAATTAAGCCTATTGCTACCGTTGATGAGCTGATTGATGCAATTGAGAGTAACAATGATTTGGAATGGTATGTATCTAAATATACAGACTATTCAAATTTAAAAGAAAGCTATCTTGAATTTACTGGAAGTTCACCTGCCGGCGAAGATATAAGTTTTTCTATTGATTTTGATGCAAGCAAATTACCGTGTAAACAAATTCAAGAAATTATTGATGACCTTGGTTCATATTATGAATGCTTTGATACAGAAGAACATGTTACAATGCTTCTTGAAGCCAAAAATAGCGGTCTTTCAGGTGTTCCTGATGTAGAAACGCTTGTTAAGGATGCAAAAGAAATTGATGATATGATTAGGCAATTATCCGAATTTGTTGATAAATTACCTAAACAAGATGTTATCTTTAAAGCGGTTGACATTGATTATGACATTGACGAAGATGATGAATGTGACTTGTCTGACGAAGTTGAGATTGAACCAATTAAATTTGATTATGCTGAACAATATTGTGAAAATAATTATGAAGGTATAGTTGATCTTGTTTCAAGCAAAACAGGCTGGTGTGTAAAATCTTGCAGAGTAACTCAAGTAATCAATGGTAATACGACAACGGAGGTATAAATATGTTAAGTGCAGGAACATTAAAATTTGGACCAAATATCAAAGTAACTGATCCTTGCTATGATAATAGTAAAGATTATTGCTATGAAAATTTAACAATTAAGCCGGGGAAGTATATATGTGTATATAATGCTACCGAAAGATTTGGCGTTTCTATGTGTGGAATCTACAATGCTGAGATTTTCAAAAATCTTGAAGATATTGAAAATTTACACAGCCAAATTTATACCGGCTTTGATTGTATTGGTACAATTTGTGTAGATGCAGGTTTAGCAGGTTTCTTTGAAAACAAGCCTGATTTCACAAATGACGAATGGTCACATTTTTGTGACTTGACTTTCGGCAATGAAACCGATAATGATTTTAAAGTTATTGATAATTGTGCTTATGTTAAAAACGGCAACAATTACAAAGGTTTCTATACCTCATCCGGTGAAGGTGACGGCAATTATCATGTTTATGTAAAAAAAGATGATAACGGCAAAACAATTGCTGCTTACATTGATTTTTATTACTAATTTTAATTAATTCTTACTAAAAGAGCATCATTTTTGTGGTGCTCTTTTTTTAGTTTGCAACCTGCTGCAAACCCTTGACATTAAATTGTAATTGCGTTACTATGTGTATAGTAATCAATATTATTTAATTATATATTTTATTAAGTCAGTAAGTGTTTGCACATTTATTGGCTTTTTTTAAATTTAATATTGTTTATTTTAAGCACTTTAATTCTTTATGAGTTGAAGTGCCTTTTTTTATGCCTAAAAAAAGCAAAAAAAATAAAATTTAAAAGGAGGTATTTGCTTATGAGTGGCATTAAAAAAGGTTTAAGAAAAAAGATAGTCTTGGGTATTGATTTGGATGGAACAGTTGCAAAATGGCAGCTTGGAACTCCTTTCGATGCGTTGTTTGAAAAAGACTATTATGCAAATCTTGAACCGGAAGAAGGTCTTATCAGTAATATTAAGTATTCGTTTGACGAAGGTTTAATTGAACCGGTAGTTATATCAGCTTATTTTACCGAAGTTCCTTATCCAAAAGAAGATAAGATTAAGTGGTGTAAAAAACATCTTCCGTTTGTTGAGAAGATAATTCTTGTTCCCTATGGTCAAAACAAAATGGAATATGCGAAGAAAAACGGTCTTAAAATCAATAACAATTTTGTTATGATTGAAGATTTCACCCAATCACTAAATGATGTTGTTAATGCTGGCGGTATTGGCGTTAAGTTTATGAACGGTATAAATGGTACTAATGGTACTTGGAACGGATATAAACTCTATAAAGCCGGTTTGGACCATTATGATTGGTTACTTTCATCTTATCTTGAACAAATTGTAAGGCTTAAACCTAAAAATTTCTGAAATTAATGAGATTTTTTAAAAAAATTCACGATATATAAATAGGAGGTTTTATGGAAGAGCAAATTACATTAGACAGTTGGCTTAATTTGGTTAATAAACCTAAGCCAAAATATGCAAAAGGAGATATTGTTTATTACGTTAAGGTAGACCGTGTTCACAAATGCTCTGTTAAGGAAACATTTGAAGTTAAGAAACTTTTTTCTGATGACTTTGATGATTACAGACACAACTTACTTGAACTTGATACTAACAATAACTTTCAAATCGGAGAAAAAGATTTTGGTGTAACTTTATTTGATGATTACGAAAGTGCAAAGAAAATGGCTGATTATAATTCCAAATTATATCCGCATATTCAATTTTCTTTAAATGATGTCGTCTACTCATTTAGAGAAATGCAAAAGGCAATAAATTGGAAAAATGGTCATTTTGACAGATATATCCTGTTATTAAACGATAACACTGTAATTTATAAAAATTATATGTGCTATACGTTTGCTTATACTTTTGAGTCAAAATCAGAAGCAGAGAAATTTATAAAGAAAATAAAAAAACTTTTTCAAAAACAAAATTTTACGGAAAGTCAAATTGTTGATGTTTCAACAATTCCCACGTCTGAACTTCTTTTATATTTCTGCACTGATAATAAAAATCAAGATGAACCAAATTACGCAACATTAGATTATTTTTATAATCACTATTTTAAAAACAATTATGCTATTAATTAGGAGGTAGATTAAAATGGCAGAATTCAAAAAATTATTAAAACTTGACACAAAAGGCAAGACAGTACCTTATGGTAATGAAGGATTAATAACATTACCTTGGGCTACGGCTTGGCAAATGGCCATGGAAAACTCTGAGCAGTGTTCCTTCGAAGTAATCCATGACGAAAACGGTTATCTGTATCATTGTGATGATAGGGGTAACTGTTGGGTTGAAACGGAAGTTGAGCTTGATGGCACAAAAAGGCGTATGCACCGTCCTATTCTTAATGAATATGGTGTCGATATTTCTAAAGGAGAACTTACATCAATGGATGTAAACACTGCCATTATGCGCTGTCTCGTCAAGAATTTGGCACTTTTTGGTATCGGATTATCACTTTACCAAACTCGTCAAAAAGATGACAACAGTGATGACAACAGCGATGAAGCAGAGCCTGAGAATAATAGCTCAAAGGAAGAAAAACCTGCTGCACCTGTTGAAGAAAAAACAACAAAGACAACAGCAAAGAGGGGAAGACCTGCAAAGAAGAAGGAAACAATTCCGTTTTCAATTGAAAATGCTACTGATGAACAAATCAAAGCTTTTTTCAATATTCCTTTTCCTATTAAATGGCAAAACAATAAAGGAAGAATGACCGCAGAAATCATTAATATGATTCTTCCTACAAAAGAGGATAAAGAGCAAAAGATGAAGAACAAGGATGAATTAATGTCAAGCCTTAAATGGTGTATTGATAATGACAGAATGCCAAAAATTGATGCACCGTTTGATATTTCATTTAAGGAATATTGTTCAGCAATTAAGTTTTTTGCTCACGATCCAAAATTCTTTGTTGAAAAAATTAAAATGCTATAAGGAGCAAAGATATGTCAAAAAAGAAATACAAGGATGACCTTCAAATTCTTAAAAGAATTCCGATTCTTGATTACGGCGAAACAGTATATGGACTTACTCCATATAAGGCTCGTTCAAGATATTGGTCCTTTAAAGAACATGACAGTATTATGGTGAGTGTTGAAGAAAACAAATATTTCCGTAATTCCTGTGATGAACAAGGCGACATTATTGACTTCGTATGTAACTTTGAACATATTAGCTTTAAAGAAGCTTGTGACGTTCTAAGGAAGTATTTAGGCAATACGCCTATAACTTCTCTTCCAGTACGGAGAAAAGTTGAAAAAAAGCCGTTTAAAGCACCATATAAAGAAAACCGTTTCAAGACTTTTGAAGAAAACAATAGGTACATAATAAAGTATTTATGTGGCAAAAGAAAAATTTCAATTAATGTTCTCAAATGGCTTACATTTAAAGGTAATGTTTTTCAGGAACGATATAAGAGAAATGCAATTTTTGCGTCTTATGTTAAGGGAAAAATGATTTACGCTCAGAGATGCAGAACAGACAATAATGTTGAAAGCCATAAAAGAAGATTTGAAATTGAAGGTTCTGATTGCACATATTGCTGGAAAGTAAACAATAATTCAAAAACACTTATTGTAGGTGAAGCAGTTATTGATTTACTTTCATTTATGACTCTATTGGAAATGCAGAATAAAGATTACAAGCATTTTGATTATTTGTCTACAAACGGAGTGAACAAGACCAAAAGTGTTCTCAGAGCAATTGAAGAAGGTAATTATACCGGTATTGTTCTTTGCTTTGACAATGATAAAGCAGGGGATAAGGCAAAAGAGTTCGTTTGTGACCATCTCGCAGAAATGAATTTCAAAGGAAAAATCTTTGATAAAACTCCTGAAGGTGAAGGATCAGACGTAAATGACTTTTTAATGCACATTATCAGTGAAATTAAAGGAACAACTGATATTCATAACAAAAATTGTGAAGTTAACGTTGATACCCTTAACAAAGAAAATGATCAAACTCACATTGTTTTCCAAAATGACAAGTATGTTATTTACGGTAACAATGTAAATAATCATTTACTTATTGCCGATAAAGAGACAGGAAAAGTCATTTCACATGTTAATGCAAATAAACAAAATGTGAACGGTAAACAACTTCTTCTTATGGTAATTTAATAATTAATAATGCAGGGTGACTTTTAGTCACCTTGCATAGAAAGGATTTTTATGAATTATAAAACTAAGCAAGTCAAAATTAATACACGTATTTGGAATGAGTATTCTAAATATGAAAAATTTTCACCAAATTCTTTAATTGCTATAAAAATCGGCGATTTCTATGAATTCTGGGGAAGAGCTGCACATATTGTTTCTGAACAATGTGATTTAACTATTGTTTACAAAGAAATAGATGCAAAAACGCCTTATAACAGTGTGGCAATGGTAGGAATCCCTGCTTTTGCTTTACAAAAATGTTGCACTGAGCTAAAAAAGTTAGGACTATCGGTTGATGCTCACACTCTTACAACTCATTCAGAATCATTTAATGATAATGTGGATGATGAAACCGAACTTCAAGAAGGTCTATACAAAGGAAATTTTATGAAACTTGAAACCTTATTAAAGAGAATGTCTCTTGAAGAAGCATCAAAAATCGTCACAAATATTATTCAGAAAGATGGTACTAAACTTACTGAAAAACAAGATATTGCTTGTGCAATAGTACAAAGTGCTTTTGAAAGATTAACACCGACAGATGTTATAAATCTTTATTCTGAAGAAACCGGCGGCTCAGAAAATACTGCATGGTTTGGCAGTTGCCCTGAATGCGGATTTGAAGTCCAAATAGGCGAAAATTACTGCTCAAAGTGTGGTAAAGGTTTAAAATTCAATTTGAATGAAAGGAAGAATTTTTATCATGGAAAATAAAGCAGTAATGATTTCAATTAAGCCTAAGTGGTGCAATTTTATTGCAAATGAAGAAAAAAAGATTGAGATGAGAAAGACTAAACCTAATCTTAAAGTTCCGTTTAAGTGTCTCATATATTGCACAAAGGCAAGCAAAAAACATCAAACGATTTGTGGATGTCATGTGCTTAATGATGACGAATTGTACAGATTGCCAGATGGTAAAATCAAATATGGTGATAGTATTGAAATGATGGTATATGATGATTGTTATATTGCTGATAATTTTTTAAATGGTAAAGTTATCGGTGAATTCACTTGCGACAGAATAAGTGAATATTCGTATATCTCTGATAGTTTAAACGAATCTACTTATAACAAAAATAGTGAATCGTTTTATTCTATTTCACCTGATGATTGTAAAAGTGCTTGTTTAACTCAAAAAGATTTGCTTGATTATGGCAAAGGCAAAACATTATACGGTTGGCATATTTCAGATTTAGTGCTTTATGATAAGCCCAAGAGAATTACTGAATTTAGAAAATACAATCGTGAATGTGAATATTCAGATTTAGGATTTGCAAAACCAAAAAGCTGTGAAGAATGTCCGGGCGAAGAGTGCCGTGTTCAAGCAGCACCTCAATCTTGGTGTTATGTTGATGATTCAAGTAAAGGAGAAAAATTAGGAGGAAAAATATGACTTGCGAAGAAAGTATTAAATGGCTTAAAAACCTATACAATGAGTTAGGACAAAGCCAATATCAAGGTTTATGGCACTACGAACAAGCATTAGCAGAAACTATTGAACTGTTGCAAAGTGACAGGCTTGTTGAGTTGCCTTGTGAAATTGGTACAGAATTATTCTTAATTGATTACCCAATGGTACATCATAGGCTAAAAAGATACGAAATTACAGGTACAAGAGTCGTTATGGTGATTGAATGTTTTGAATCTCAAAGTATTTGTAAAAGACTTGTTGATGTACATTTTGGAAAAACTGTATTTCTTACAAAAGAAGAAGCAGAAGCAAAATTAAAGGAGTTAAATGTTGAACGATAAAAAAGAAAATTGCCAAACTTGCAATAATTTTAAAGTTAACGGTGGAGGTTGTACCGGCACTTGGTTTAATATTTGCTCCTGTTATAATTCTAACGAATTCAAGTCAATAGATGACAAAGTGTTTAGAAAATTAAAATAATTTAAACATAAAAATCAAAGGAGGGATTTTTATGACAATAACGATTGAAAAATTGCAAAAGCAAAAACAGAAACTTGAAAATGATGGAAAATCACCTGAAATGATTCTTAATTATTTTCGTAGGGAAATGTTTAAAAATCGTAGAAAGGGTAAAAAAATGGAATCGTTTTTATACCTTTGCTTTATAAACTCAATAAAGTGAATTATAGCAAAAAAGGCCACTTTTTAGTGGTCTTTTTTTATTTATTTGTAAATTTTCTTTGAATAATTATACAAGCAATCAATATTGTATAGATAATTTTTATGAAAAATCGAAATATTTGCGAAATATACAATGAAAACTAAAATTTGGACGTCTTTTTATTTTTTACACTGCAAATATTTGACTTTTTAATTTAATTGCGTTACTATAACTATAGTAATTT